GTTTGATGTTGCCACACAACAATTGGTATTAGAAAAGCAATTGGACATCATTGATGATGGCGTAACATTTGCAACTCGCGGACTTGGTGAACTAACACTATCTGAGAACGATACACTTGATCTTACCGCAACAGATTACAGGTTTAGTGTAAAATATTTAAACCCTGCTGACAACACATATTTGCCAACTTATTCAAACACCTACTACGGTGTAGCTGGTCAAGTAAAAGTAAATCAAGATGTTTATCCTGTGTTGCAGCCCAGCCAAGAAATAATTGAATTTCAAAGAGTGTACAACGACAGCATAAGCCTATATCAACACTTTAGTGGCAACATCTATGCTTATCCAGAACTCAACGGTAATACAGCATTACACACTGTTGCCATGTACATGACCGGGTTTAAAGGGACAGTTCATATTGAAGGAACTCTATACAACTCTCCTGCTGAATTTGGAAGATATGCCAGAATAGACACCCGAGTTTATGACGGATTCACCGGAGTAGATTACATAAACTTCAATGGCGTCTTTTCATATATCCGAGTCATTTATCAGCCTGCAAAGAACCCTGCAGAATACAACAACGATAATCCTGCCTATTACGGATCATTTGACAAGTTCTTGTATAGATGTTAAAATAAAGTGTGAATGAAATACAGTCTACGCTTTTAGCATTATTACCCTCCAAAAGAAAAGTCACCATCGGTGGCTGGGACTCCTTCAATGCTCCCTGTTGCACACACAGAGGCGAAGGTCGAGATGACCGTGCTCGTGGCGGTGTACGGATAGAAAAAGACGGATTTGTTTATCACTGCTTCAACTGCAATTTTGCAGCCGGATGGACTCCGGGTAAACTATTGAGCAAAAACACCAAAGATCTATTTAGATGGATCGGCATGTCGCAAGGGGACATAGGCAAACTGAATCTTGTTGCATTAAAGATCAAAGATGATCAGCCAGTGTTTAAAAAAGCATTAAAGTTTGATCTGCTTGATAGAGCGTTGCCCGATGACTGCCAGTCTGTGGACAAATGGATTGCCAGCGGTGCTACTGATAGTGAACTACAAGAAGTAATTTCATATCTAGTAGATGAACGTAACGTAGACTGGTCTTGGTACAACTGGATGTGGAGTCCTGCTCCTGGATTTCGAGATAGAGTCATTATACCGTTTTATCAAGATGGCCGTATAGTGGGTTACACTGGTAGAAAGATCAAGCCGGGCAGACCCAAATATATCACAGACAGCCAAAGTGGGTATGTGTTCAACATAGATAATCAAACACATGACAGAAAATATGTAATAGTAACTGAAGGTCAATTCGATGCTATTGCAATCGACGGAGTTGGTATTATGACCAACGAACCCAACGAAGTTCAAATAATGCGTTTGAATTCGCTGGGTAGAGAAGTAATTGTTGTGCCAGACAAGGATCGCCCAGGTGCAAAGATGCTGAAAGCAGCAATCAGCAACAATTGGTCTGCCAGCTTGCCCCCATGGGAAGACGATGTCAAAGATATTGCAGATGCTGTAAAAAAATACGGGCGGTTGTATGTATTGACCACAATCCTGCACTACAGAGTGCAAGGAGAGATAAAAATAAATTTACTGAAGAAAAAATTAGAGAACCTAGATGAATAAAACAAACTACGACTACGAAGTACAAACACTATATCTAAACATGTTTCTCAGCGATGCAGAAACATTCATAAGATGTCAGAATATTTTTGATCCTGAAAACTTTGATCAACGCTTGCAAGGTGCGGCAGAATTTATCAACAAGTATGTAGATGAATATAAAGTAATGCCAGAATCTGCAATTGTAAATGCACAGACGCGAAGCCAGTTCAATCCAGTTCCATTGCCCAGAGAAAACTACAATTGGTTAATGGACGAATTTGAAAACTTCAGTCGACACAAAAGTCTAGAACGTGCCATTATCAAGAGTGCAGACTATCTAGAATCTGGCGATTACGGACCAGTTGAAAAGTTGATCAAAGATGCTATCCAGATCAGTTTGAACAAAGACATGGGTACAGATTACTTTGAAGATCCTAGAGCACGTTTGAGCAAGTTAAAGGACGGCAACGGGCAGATTAGTACAGGGTGGCCCAGCATTGACCGTAAGTTGTATGGTGGATTTAACCGCGGCGAGTTGAACATTTTCTGTGCAGGATCAGGTGGTGGTAAAAGTTTGTTCCTGGCCAACTTGGGTGTAAATTGGGCTTTGCAAGGGTTGAATGTATTGTACTTGACATTTGAACTTTCCGAGGGTTTGGTAGCCATGCGATTGGATTCAATGACCACAGGTATTGGTACAAGAGAGATTTTTAAAAGCATCGACGATGTGGAATTAAAGGTTAAAATGCTGGGTAAAAAGGCAGGAAACCTACAAGTTAAGTATATGCCCTCAGGTAAAAATTGTAACGATATTCGAGCCTATTTGAAGGAATATCAGGTCAAAAAAGGTTCAAAACCCGACGTTTTATTAATAGATTACCTGGATTTGATGATGCCTTTAAGTGTGAAGGTCAGTCCTAGTGATCTGTTTGTAAAAGACAAATATGTGTCAGAAGAGATCCGTAACTTGGCTATGGAAACACAATGCGTTACAGTTACTGCCAGTCAGTTAAACCGCAGTGCTGTGGAAGAAATTGAGTTTGATCACAGCCATATTTCAGGTGGTTTGAGTAAGATTATGACAGCGGATAATGTCATTGGTATCTTTACCAGCAGGGCAATGAAGGAACGTGGACGTTATCAAATCCAGTTTATGAAGACACGTAGTTCCAGTGGTGTTGGACAAAAAGTTGACTTGGAATTCAACGTAGACACATTACGTATCAGTGATCTGGGCGAGGATGATGATCAAAGCAGTTATTCCAACAAACCACAAAGTCCAGCAAACAATGTGTATTCTGGACTCAAACGCACCAGTACAGTAAGTACCACAACAGATCCCGAAACTGGGGAAATACGCGATATTGATCCCAAAATGGGCACAAACTTAAAGATCAACAAACAAGAAAACAACAGCCCATTGATTAGAAAATGGGTGCATGAGATGCCCAATCTAAATCCTGAAAAAGATTAAAACCAAGCGTTGATTCTGTATGCAGCGGCAGCATCCAGAGCTGCACGCCATTGATCCGGACCTTCTCCGGCAAACACATTGTCCAGTGTTGCTGGAGAAACTTCCCATTTGTGCGGTTCTTCTCGAGATCTAGGATCCAACTGCTGATCCAATCTGCCGTCATCCCATAACCAATATCCGGCACAGGCTCTGAAGTATTTGGGGCCTTCGCCTTGACTGATTGCGGCCAGCACACTGACATCGTTGGTCACTGCCAGCTCGTTGTTTAACAGCACCGTGCTCATGCCACGCCAGTCGGTGCTGTGTACCACGTGAATTTTGTTTTGCCCAATATTGCCACCGTAGTACAGCGGATCAGATCCATTGTATTCTATGCCAATGTTGTCAGCCACAGTTTGGAGATCAATGTCTTCCATGGGATTATTGAGTTGCAAGCCTATGCCCAAACGATTGGTATGAGTCACAATCAACAACACACTTTTGCTCAATTCGTCCTGAGGGTTGTGCGGGTTGGCCAATAATAAATGTCCGGGGTATTTTTTCTTTGTCATGTGTAAGAATATTTATGGTATAAATAACACATCATGTCACAAAATCGTCACGCAGATCCCATACGTTACAATGCCACACTGAATCCATTGCTGTGGGATGGAGATCGTTTGAAAAGTGAAGTACGCGGCGCACTCATGCGTATGGCTGAAGATTTCCAAACATTTGTGGCGGTGCCTTTTGAAGTCACAGATGTGATCATCACCGGCGGCAACGTGAACTACAACTACACCAGTCACAGCGACATAGATCTGCATTTGATTGCAGATTTTGACAGCATCACCTGTGATCGCGAAGTGGCTGAACTGTTTGATACCAAGCGCCTGCTGTATCGTCGTCGTTACGATCTAACCATACATGATGTACCCGTGGAACTGTATGTGGAAGATCAACGAATACCCGCAGTTTCTGCAGGCCTGTTCAGTGTACGACACAATCGTTGGTTGCGCAAACCACAACAACAGCAGGTTCAACATGACCAAGCTGCTGTTGAACACTGGACCGGAATCTGGACCACAGTGTTGCAAGCGGCCATGCGTACAGGGGATTTACAAGTGTGCAGAAATGCTGTAAACTTGTTACGCAGTTACAGAAAACTGGGCCTGAGCACCAATTCCGGTGAATTCAGCATACCCAATCTGGTGTTCAAAAGTCTGCGCAATGATTCCGTAATACAAGGCATCACTGTGCTGATAGATCGACTGCATGATCAAGAATTGAGTATTTAAATGCCCACATTGTACATAGACATGGATGGCGTAGTGGCCGATTTCAACACTGCTGCCCAACACCTAATTCAGGCCACTGATGAACAACGACAACAAGCTGATCAAGCTGGACGTTGGCCTACCGAAATATGGAGTCAGTTGCTGAACCATCCGAGATTTTACAGAGATTTACCGCTCATGCCCGGTGCCCTGCAACTGATGGCCACTGCACACCTGTTTGAAACCCTGCCGGGCTGGCGCCTGCGCATGTTGACAGCTATTCCCAAGGGCAACGACATGCCCGATTGCTTTCACGACAAAATAGACTGGATGCAACGACACTGGCCCGATGTGCGTGTGTGCTTTGGACCCTACAGTCATGACAAACAACACCATTACCGAGAAGGCGACATCTTGGTAGACGATCGTGTGTCAAACTGCGAAGAATGGCGGGCTCGTGGCGGACGGGCTATACTGGTAAAAGATGTGCGAGAAGCCACAGCAGAATTGGATGAGATTTGGACTGAATTGAACCAAACCTTCCTGTGGGACTGATAAATAACACAATGCCCAACAGGCACAAGAGGAAAAAATCATGACATATCTAGTAAGAGTTTACGAAGATTCTGAATACGCTACCTGGACTGACACCGAGCATGTCACACAACCGGCTGCATATGCACAACTTTGGCAGGACGCAATTCCGTTGCCGTTAGACACAGAGTTGACCACTGTACAGCCCACACCGTGGGGATTTGCCATTGCTGATCAAGGTGTTTGGATACACAGCAGCAGACCCGAAATTGTGGGTCAGCCCGTGGCCTAATTGCAGCCCGCTTCGGGGTCACACAGCCCTGAAAATTTTGTAAAAAAAATTTTAAAAAGCAATTTCTCAGTGATTCCCAATCACATAGTGGCCATCACAGTGAGCACAAACTACAGTGACCTACTGTCACAGGTGTTGTCCCACAATTACCAATATTTTGATCACTGGTACATAGTGACAGCAGCCACAGATCAAGCCACCATAGACACAATCCAATCCAGCCCAGCACAGGATCGAATCACTGTGTTGTATCATGAGTTTGCACATGAATTCCACGATCCTGTGCGCAATTGCAGTCAACAGCGTTGGTTTGACAAAGGTGGTGCCATACGTGAAGCTCAACTGCGGGCACACAGCGAATGGCCCACGAGTTGGTACTTGATCATGGACACTGATATACTGATACGCTCGGCGAGAGACATCATCACCCAACACTTGTGCCCAGACTTCCTGTACCACCCACAGGCTCGTTATGATTATGCCACAGCCCAAGACTATGCACAGGGTCGAATCTCAGCTGACTACTGGTGCGGTGCAGAACCCAGACCCATAGGCTTTTTTCAACTGTATGCCAGAACTAGAACTAGAGCAGATAGACTGTACCAAGCCAGCTTGGACACCAACTGGTGTGATGATGAATTTGCAGCACTGTGGCCCGAATGCCAGCACAGAACACTGCCGATCACAGTGGATCATTTGGGATACTGGGCCCCGGGCATGACAGCGACGCATCGTGGACGTGATCTGGGCCAGGGCTGGAAGAGCCAGTAGTCCCGCGGGGCGAAGCCCGCAGCAGCAAAAATTTTTTACACCGGTACTATTCCAGCAGCAGCCAAAGCTGGAATCACTAGACTGTGTGCCCATGCCCGTAGTGTGGCAGGACCCGGATGATAAGCACCGTCTAGCCCAACATCTCTGGCAGCATCTGCAACACAGCCCCAAGCACCTATAGTGCCCCAAGCCGCAGGCCCGTAGTTGTAAGCATAGTGTTCTATCACGGGACATGACCATAAGTTACGCACACTGAGTGACACAAAGTTCAAATACTCGCGTATGTGTGTTTCGTGTGTGATCCACCCTGAAGCCAAGGTGCTCATGTGTGCATTCCAAGGTCCCCAGTTGCGTACTGAGCCGGAACCCACAAATTCAGTGAGTCTGTGCATGCCGGGCCATAGATACACCACAGCACGTGGACGCACACCAGCTGCATACAGAATGTTTGAATTGGCCCATTGAAATAACGGATCTGTGGCACCCTGCCCTAGATTGACCACAGGTGAGCGCAAATGACCAGCAACATGAGCAGTCATGGTTTGTGAATCATCAACTCCGGGTGCAAACTGATAACTGCATCCAAACATCAGCACTGAGTTAGGCCAATCCACTGAGTCAAATTCAGGAGCACGATAACCTTGCGAATTCACTGTGTAGCGTACAGGTGCTGTGCGCCAAGGCCAGTCTGCGGGTTGATGTTGTAGATTGTGAGCGTACAGTTCACGACTGTCGTTGCCGTAGAAATCAGGTGGTTCACAGCGCAAACCGTGCCAGGAACTGCGTAGTAATGAGACAGGTTGATCAGTGTGCATACCAGTATTTACACACACCGGGGGTCTAGCAGGGCTAAAAAATTGCTGCGCAAAAATTAAGCGGTTTTGGTTTTAGTTTGGGAGGGGTTTCTAATCTAACGGGGGCTTTTTGCATGTGCTTGTTGTTTTTTTACAACAGTATTGTGTAGTGTGACCCCCCACCTCCAGGAGCCACACCTGACCACCATCAGTCCGATTCCAAGTCCAACTCCTGCACATCCCAACGCTCATCACCAAAGTCGTAGCCTTCTTCTTCCAGCTGTTTCACAGCTTCGTTGAATGCGTCCTGAATGTTCCATACCAAGGCAGCAGTCTTCTCATCCTTCCGGCGCCGTGCTCTAGCTGTGCCTGCTTGGTACACTACGGCTAGATGTTCAGCACAGTAGCTGTGCCCGTCCCGTGCGGCCAGTGTGCATGTAGGGCTGTGTCCGTGTGCGCCAATGTACTGGCACTGTGTTGTTGCGGCGTGTTTCATGTTAGTCTTCCTGTTCCAAACGACGAATCTCTTGTCGGATCTTTTCCAAATGTTCTTCAGGCAAGGTAGCAATGAACACCATGCCTGCTTCGTAGCCTTCTCTGCGTGTGAGTGCTTCGCTGCCCCAGTACAAGGCCACAATGCTCCAGAATGCCCATGTGTCCCAGGCTATTTCCAACACACTGAGCACTAGGCCCAGTGTGGTGTACAGTGCAATACGCTGTAACATTAGGCTCGCTTCATACAGGTTGTTCTAGCCATTGCTTGCCAGCTCTTGGGAAACGCCTTGCGCAGGTCCGCAACCTTCAGCACCATACGCAGGCTCAGCTCACGCAGGTGCTCTTTGTTGGTGTTGATAAACGCCACCACTTCGGCCACAGTGCTCTTGTCAAACTCGTAACGGTCCAACATGCCAGTTTCCACAATGGCCTTGATCCACAACAGCTTCTCTCTGCTGGTGTCCATTTCCAAGTCCATGTAGTGGCAACGGCTTTCCAGTGCATCCAAGTGACTGCGGAGCTTCTTGCTACGCACATGCTCGAACTTGATGTTGGTGATGAAGATAGCCGCACCCTTGAACTCGAAGCGATCCGGAATGCCTTCGCTACGCAGGATCCGGCTGTCGGTGTTCCAGCTGATGAAGCGACGAGCATTGGAGTCCAAAGCACCTTTCAGGATGTTGAGGCTCAGCTCTTCCTGCAGGATGTCGTCACAGTCGTCAAACACCAAGACTGATTTGCTATCGCTGAACTCGTACAATTTTGAGTACAAGCCGATGGAGCTCATGGCACCCTTGACCACTTCAAACCTGGGCTTGCGCTCGCCCAGCACATCGAACAGGCCGTCCTTTTGCAGTACTGCTTCCACGTTGTGGCTCTTGCCCACGCCGGGAGGACCCGACACAATCATGGCACGTACATCGCCCGACTTCACAGCCTTGGTCATTTCGGTAAGAATGTCAAAACGCTCACGCAGGCGTGACAGGATCTGCTCGTCAGTCTCTTTCTCAACTGCGGCTTCTTTGGCCGCAATAGCATCGGTGTCAAACTCGATAACGTTGCTGACTGCCTTAGAAGGCTTGCGGGCGGCTTTGGTTGCTGGCATAGTGTTTCCTCTGTGTGTTGTTGAAGTGTGTATTATAACAAGAATCTTGCGGTGTGTCAAGCTCTTTGTTGAATGCTGGACTCATTTCCTTCGTCGCTCGGCCCAGCATTCAACAAAGGGCTCGCGCCCTCTGTGTCAGTCCATACGTGAGCCGGCGTAGACCTTTTCCAAGCCCAGCTTCTGCTTCAGCACCTCTGCGTAGGCATAGGCACCTGCTTCCAAAATGTCCAAGCTCTGTGCGGCCGCCTTGCCCGGGTTCCACAATTGCAACGAGCCGGTGTAGTCCTTGCGGAAGCCTGCGGCCTGCAGGGCCTTGCCCAGTTTGCTGTTGCTACGCACGCCCCACACATTGACCCAAGCAAAGCCACATGCGCCGCGGTCACCGCCCAGTGCGGCCAGTGTCTGCTTGCAGGCTGTACGGGCTTGGTGGGCGGCTTCGTTGCAGGCGTCTTGCACGAGGTCCAGGTTAAAGTCTTTTGCAGTCATTTAGTGCTCCTGTTGTGTTAGTGTGTATGTATTATAGTCTCAATTTGTCAATCTGTCAACCGACCCTATTCTCTGTAGGGTTATTATATCCGTTGCCCCACCTAAGTGCCCTAGTTCCTCTAGGGCTTTAACACTGTTCCTCAGCGTCCTTAAATGCTCTTTACTTCAGCAACCTTATTCTTTCTTCTTGTATGTATTATAACGTCTTTTCAAAGACCTGTCAACCAGTAGGGCTATTAGCTAGCCCGCACTCGTTGCGCCACTGCCTCGAGCTTCTTGTCGTTAGTGTTCACTAACATATAGGTATCGTATTCCACCATGTCAAAACGCTGGAACTGGAACTCTACGCCCTGTGCTTTGAGCACTCGGTTAACTTCTACTAGGGTAGCTTCTGCCACTGCAATGCCCACACGGACATCAATGTCTTCTACTTCTTCAAATTTAGCCTTGGCCAGGATGTCTTCTATGTTGCTGGGGCTGTCCAGGACTAGGAACTTGCGGAGCTTCTTGTTTAAGCTCTCGTTGCAGTAGTCCTCTAGGTGGTCACCTAGTTCGTTGCTGTCTATGTCTTTAAGTGTCTTAGCCATCTGTCGCTCCCTTTGTGTTAGTGTGTATGTATTATAACAAGGTTTTGCCAAGTTGTCAACTGTTATTTTGAAGAACTTGTGTGGCTTTTAAACAACATGCCCGATAGGAAGTTCACGCCCCATGCTTGCAACAAGGTGATCTCTTTGAGTCCAAACAGTTCAGGCATGAGCCAGTCCCACAGCCACATGGTAGGCAGTGCCATGATCAGACTCAGCGCAACCAAAAAGGCCACGGCTGTAACGATGGTTCCAATGATGTGCATGGTATTACTTTGGTTGGTTCAGCTGGTTCAATGTTTCTTCGTATTCCAAACGACTCAGGACCACGCCGTACATGCTATAGACCAGGAGTGCGATGCTGCCTGCACCCAGGGTGAACAGGATCTGATCGCGTGTCAGCTGTTCCAGGATCAGTGTGACGCCAATGCTGGATACAAGGATGCCGGCCACGATGCCTGCGGTTTGGAGGATTGCTCTTTGTTTAACTGTCATGGTGTTTCCTTTTTCAAAGAAGTATTATAGCATAGATCGCTAACGGTTGTCAAGCGATTTCTTTGTAGACTTTGTAGCCAGAGCCGCTTAGAACACGGATGGCCGCTTTAATCTCTTGAGCCTTGCGCTCGTAGTATTCCAACATCTCACGCACACCTTTGAGGGTGGCTTCATCGTGAGTTTCATTGAAGAAGGTGTGCGTGAACAGGTAGATCCTCTTGCCGTCTTCATCTCGGCTCTCTTGGATGGTGCCGAAGTTCTTGTATGTATGTATTTCGTTCTGTTTCATAATGTGCTCCTAGTGTGTAAGTGTATTATACGATCAAAGACGGAAACGGTCAAGCACTGAGTTGGCTTCTGTCAACGGCATCTGTGCCACAAGGTTGTCCATCTCTGCCAGCAGGATCATGCGTTGGAGGCGCATGGCTTCGGCACGATCTTCAGGATCCAGTGCCGCCAGGAACTCATCAAAGTCCTCCATGGTGTCACAAGCCCACATCTCATCCAGCAGGCTCACTTGATACTGTGTCAGTCCGTTGATTTCAATCATTAAAATTCTCCCATGATGATGAGTGCCAAGCCCATTACAATCACGGGCATCATTACAATGGCTAGGTTGATGATTGCTTGCATTTCAATACTCCTTGAAGTCGCCGGATTCTTCGTTGTCGTTGTAGCCTGCGGTGTAGGCCACAATCTCGTCGGCTGTCATGTCCTTCAGTTCCACACGGGGTGTAGTTGATGTGGCACCTGTGTAGTAGTGAGGATTGTAGTTCCTGCGGTAGTAGCTGTCTGCCATGCCGCGATCGTAAGGACCACCGTGTCGTGTGTCCATCTCAATGTGTTCTCTAATCATCTTTGCTCCTTAGTGTCTATGTGTGTATTATAACAGGGTTTGGATAACCCGTCAACCTCAAGGGTTACCAAGCAAGTTCTTGCGGACCGTATGTGATGCGGCCTTCGTAGTCCAACTGGCTCTGCTCAAACTCAGTCAGGTAGTTGTCTGCTACGATGCGCCAGTCGATGATGTGCTCGCGGAAGTGATCGTTGTCGCATTCGATCTGCGAGCGAAGGGCCATGATGGCCACAGTGGCATCAGCCTGGCCGCCTTTGAACTTCTTGATCACATAGTCCGAGCCGCCTTTGAACTTCCAGTACTGTGGGCAAGCACCCGTGCCGTCCCAGTCATGGGCACCGTAGTTTTCTTGGGTCTGTGTAGTGATTAACAGTTTAGCCATTGTGTGCTCCTTAGTGTCTATGTGTGTATTATAACAAGGTTTTAGTACCCTGTCAACCTGTAGGGTCTTTAGCGAATGCAACCCAGGTATCTGCCAAACTGATCATAGGCAGGAATGCAACTCACCGCAGGCGGCTGGTACTGTGGGCTGTACACTGGAGGAGTGCGGTACTCGTACACCTGTGGATAACCTATCTGCGGTTGAGGTGCGTAGATCACTTGCGGTTGAGGTGCGTAGATCACGCGAGGCTGGGCGACCTGCTGGATCAGTGTAACTGCACCAATCACTGCCAAAAAATCACGTCCGTTCTGTGCTTGAGCCGAACCCACGGCACTGAGAGCAATCAAACCTGCGATTAGAACTTTTTTCATATTAGACTCCTTGTTTGTCTATGTATGTATTATATATCCAAACAGCCCAATTGTCAACTGATTTCTTCGAAAGTCCTGCCTTTTAGGTCCAGTTTTAGCGGAGTCTTCAACTTGCGAACCTGATCCGAACCGTGTGGCACATACGCAACACAGGTGGCTTGACGACCTGAGGGCCGGGCATCGAACACATAGATATGGTTGGGGCACTGTTCTGCCCACTCGGTAGTCTCTTGATAGATGTAGTGTTTCATTAGATGCTCGCAATCATTGCCAGAACAGCCATGCCCCAGATTGCTATGACCTGGACGATGCCAAAGTAGAACAGGAAGTAAATCACTGTAATCCAACCAATCAATTTCAGCATCTGTGCTCCTTGTTGCGATGTATGTATTATAGCATCAATCTATCTGCACGTCAACCACTTGACCATCGCGGAACACGAAGTAGAGGTTCATGTTGCTGTAATAGACCCAGACACATTCGTTGCCCTTGGTCATAGTGTAGTGGGTCACACGAGGCCAGTTCCGGGTCATGTAGTCCTCAACCAGGATCACTTCCAGCGGGTTGAGGTCAGGGTGTATACTAATGTCACGCACGGTCCAGCATCCTCATCAGTTCGTTGTTCAGGTAGTCCATCTCCGACCGCTCCACGTAGAAGTCAGTGGTTGGATCGTAGTAGGCACCTTCCTTTGGATCGTAGTACAAGACACGACCGGAGAAGTTGAACGGACCTTCCAGGCCCTTGCGTGGGCCGTACTTGTCGCGCATCCGATCCATTGTGTCCAAAACCTTGTATCCCATAGTGTGCTCCTTGTTGCGATGTATGTATTATAACACCTTTTGGACAACCCGTCAACCAATTTGTTGAATCTCTGCCCTCCAGTAGCACTCACGGCTACCACCTGTTTCCCAGTGCGCCTTGTAGGCACGGGCTTCTTCCAGTGTGGTGTAGAAGCGAGTGTCATCAGGGTCAACACGTTGGACTCCGCTGTCGTATTCAGTGACTGTGACTTTGTACAGTGTGCCTGGCTCAACTCTCATACACTTCTCCTTCTGTGTAAGTGTATTATAACACTGTTTGAAAGACCCGTCAACCAGTCGGGATATAGATGAACCCCGCAACAGCTTCACAGCGTGGCGGGGTTCGGGGGGTTGCCTGGGACACTACCCCCAGGACTTGGAGCAACTCTTAGACTAGACCAAGAGACATTGCTTTGTAACCAGCGGCAATCAACTTGCGGCTTGGTTGACCAATCTCATACTCAGTAACTTGAACACCGTTACCTGCCTTGCGTGAGTTGCCATAAACAGCAAAACCTGCTTGGCGAATACGTGAGACTTCGGCACTCATGTTCTTGATACCGAAACGGCTAGCGGCTTGGCTAGCAGAAACCTTCTCACCACTCTTCAACGCTGTGAACAGCTTGTGGGTCTTGGTGCCTTGATTGATGTTGTATGTAGTCATTTTGTTTTCCTTTGTTTTAGACTGCTGTGCAGTTATCAACAAGTATACAGAAACTGTCTACCAAGGTCAAGCCGCAATCTTGCCAAACTCACGATCAACATAATGACCAATCAGTTTGCGTTGAATCAGCGTTACCAGATCGCCGTGCTGATCCGAAACAATGAATCGAACTGGACATTTGCCCCAGGTGCCCGAGCGTTGAAACTGGGCAAACCATTTGCGGTGTTGTTTGTTGTCCGGATCAAATGCAGTCCAAGGACGTCCGATGTAATCTAATCTACTCATGTTATCTCCTCTTAGTAAAATACACTCACGACATAGGCCATTGGATCTCCCTGTCTAACCGAACCAACTTCGGCAGTGTATTTTACTAAGAGGGGCACTGGGCCCCAATACCCCGCTGTAGGGTTAGAATGGTGCGTCTTCCAAGTCTGCCAACTGTGCAGTCACTTGGGCTTTGGTCACAGCACTCTTGGCTGGCTTGGTGGCACGAGCGCGAGCAGCAATGGCGTCCAGGCTGGGCTTGCTCTTAGCAGCCTTCTTGGCAGGAGCCTTGGGTGCAGCCTTGGCCTTGGGTGCAGCTTCTGTTTCGTCGTGCTTGTCTTGATATGCCTCAAGAGCTTCACGCACCAACTTGTTGCCGTTGTCGAAGTTGATCTTCAACAGGAATGCAACAGCTTCCAACTTGGTCATTGGGTGGGTGAGTTCGATCAGATCGATATCGGAACTGCCGGTCTTGGCCAGGACCTTGACACGCATCTGATCATTGGCAAAGCGGGCTTTGAAAGCGCCAGCACGTTTAGAAACACCTGCAAATTTAAAAGTCTTAGACATGATAACTCCTTTGTGTATGTGTGTATGTCTTCTGCGAACCGTTTCGCATTGTATTAATTATAACACCTTTGGACGATGGTGTCAACCGTTTTGTTCAAGCGCCGTAGTAGGGACTATAGATCTCCTCCTCTTGTGGCGTATCTGCCACACCCATTTCTTGCAATTGGCCCAACACCATTTCGATTGGGCACTCCAGGGTCAACGCAATCATTCGGGCACTCATGCCGTCAATGTACAGTTGCTCAATGTCGTATGCCAGTTCTGCTACCTTGCTCATTCCATTTCCTCCTCTTGTTTCTCTTGTTCAAATGCCATCTCCAACGGAATCCAATTCTCTTGTGTACCGTAGTGACGCACATACCACTGAGCCTTGCCTGCCCAGTTCTTGCTGAGGATGTAGTCGTACTCCTCGCCGCAGACATTTTTGTAATAGTCCTCAATGTCTTTGTATTTCTCAATCGACAACTCTTCACCGCGCTGAGTGTAGGCACCTTGTTTAGTTTCCTCAACAGAGTCGCACAGGCTTGAGAAGCCGCCCAAGTCAATCAAGTCACGCAGTTTGAACGGATCGCTGTAGTGATTCAACAGGATCTGGCCGTTGTGTGCCAAGTAGCCGTCCCAGTGACAGTAGACTTGCTCGACTGTGCCGTCTGCGAATTCCAATGCGATTGTGCTTCGTGTTCCCATTTAGTGCTCCTAGTGTGTTTGCTTAGGCCGAGTCTCCAAACTCGCTTCGTATCCCTTGGTTACAACCCTTTTTGCATTTCTGCTGGGTTCTTACATTTGAGGATCGCCTTGCTTCTGTCTATGTGCTAATTATAGCACGGTTTTACCATCCTGTCAACCGATCAAAACAACTTGTCGGCCTTCAACTTCGTCGGCGTCCTCGTTGTCCCAGTCAGGCTCAACAACTTTGTCCATGCGGTGGTAGTCGCTGTACTGCACGAGACCCATCTCTACGCTAGAGATTGCAGGGGCAACCTGTGTGCGCCAGTGGTCGCCATAGCCGTATTCGAAGTGGACTTCGGCATCCTGCGGCATGTGTTGCAGTTGCTCGATCAATTGCGCTACATTCATTTCAGCTCCTTGGTGTTTCAGTGTACGTGTATTATAGCATCAGTTTTACCAAACTGTCAACCATTAACCCTTGCTCTTGGCGGGCTTCTGTTTGGCTTCAGCGGCAGCGATCTTGCCCGAGTAGGCTTTGCCAGCTGTGTGGATCAGACCGGTTGCAGTGAACTTGATGGTGCCACCAGTGCTGGAAGGGATAGTTTTCTGTGTCATTGTGTGTCCTAGTTGCGTTGTTGATGTGTGTATTATACAATACTTTTGATAACCTGTCAACCCAAAGGGTTATTGGATTGGTCTTACAATGGGCGGGTCACTAGCCGCCCAAACGCCTTAACTTTTAGCACTCAGGGTCAAAGTCTGCCCACTCTTGTGCTTCGTCCGGCTGTCCGTCACGTTCTTCAGCCTCGTACTCCTCTTGCAGTTCCTCGCTCATAGTAAGGAAGCTCTCGCAGTAGTGGAACAGTTCCTCAAACGCACGGCGCTCCGTACGGTTCAACTCTCGCAGGAACTGAGGGCCTTCCTCTTGCATAGTGTCCAACACTTGCTTCAGTGCAGACAGAGTGTTCTCGTTCATGCAATACGACATATTTGGGTAGTTGCTCATCTTAGTTCCTTAGTGCGTTGTTGATGTATGTATTATAACAGGATTTGGATACCCTGTCAACCTGTAGGGTTATTGCAGCACACACTTAACGATAATGCCCGGCCCGGCACTGTAGTAGCTGTCTCCACCTTGTGTAAGTGTAACGTTTTGTTTGCCGGCAGCTTCTTGCAGTGCTTTGAGCAGTTGCACATTTCCTTGGAAATAGCACTTGACACGACGAACGTTTGAAGCGTCGGATTTAGTTTTGTTTGTGTACACTCCGTAGGAACTGGTGGAATGTTGTGCGATAATAGCACGGACTTGCTTAGTGTTTAGCATGTTTGCTCCTTGTTGCGATGTATATATTATAACAACTTTTTACCAACCTGTCAACCTAACGTAGCAGAAACCCTATCCACTGCAGGGTCATACTTGAGGAACACTTTGCCCTCACCGCCATCTGTGTCCACTACCGTGTAGCAGAACTCGTGCCCGTTGGTAATGCCCAGGAAGCGAGCAGACTTGAGTTTAGGGCGGCCTTTGACCGGCAAGGCCTCCTCTAGCATAAAGGAGGGCATGTTAGTAAGGAGTTTAAGTTTGTCTGCTGTAATCATGTTGTCTCCTTAATCTACATAATAGTCAATCCGCTCTACCAGTGCATCCATTGCAGTTTTTAGTTCCCATTCCACAGTCTCGCACTCTGCAATAGTCATGCCGTCGCAGGTAGCAGTTGCCAGCATGTCTTCAATCTCACGCAGTTTCTCTAAAATTGTATCACGCATGTCTGCTCCTTAGTGTGTAAGCATGTATTATAACGCAAAACACGCACAGGGTCAACCAAAGACCCTGTGCGCTGTACAGTTATTAAACGTCCGCACACTCTGCGTAAACAGCGTCCACATGTGCAGGGTCCAAACGTGCAAGCCCTGCAATAAATGCAGCCCCTACATCGCAAGATACGTAGCAGTCCTCCTGCATCCCCTGCTCGCTGTAGCTTACATCGTTTGCTTCAGCTTCAGCAAAGCCCAGCGTTTGCAAGTATGTACGCAGTTCCTGCATAAACTGTTTGTCTGTGTAAATTAAACCCAATGCGTTGACGTCCCAAGTGTCTGTGTTAAAGTACACGCACAGCTCGCCAAAGTCTCTCTCGTTGTTAATGTACTGCAAGTCCAGCTTCACAATGTCTACTGCTTTAGCAGTGCGGCTCCAGTAGCCACGTCCGTTTGTGTGCAGTGTTGTGTATGCTTTCATGTATCGCTCCGTTTGTTTAGTGTAAGTGTATTATAACGCAAAAAACGCACAGTGTCAACTAAAGACCCTGTGCTGTGTAGTGTTACTCGACAAGCTCTTCGTCAATAGCACATGCAAGCGCATTGTAAGCATTTTGTATAGCAACATGCTCGTCTAGTTCCGCTTCCTCTAAGAGGTCTTGTATGCGTAACATTGCTACAGCGAGTTTGTGTTGTAATTCTGTCATAGTTGCTCCTTTTTAGTGTATGTGTGTATTATAACATGAAACACAGCGTAGAGCAAGCAATAGCCCTACGCTGTGCAGGGTTATACTAGCAGGAAGTTTTGTGTGCGAAGCTGTGCTTTTGCTTGTGCAAGCACACGCTCAAAACTTGCTTGACGTGCAGTTGCACTTTCCTCTAGTGTTGCAAAATCGCCACTCTTAAAAACTGCATTGCTGATGCTTACAATAATGTTGCCATTTTTGTCTGTTTTGCTTTTGTCAAAAGTAACTAACAAACGGACTGTGTTTAGTTTTTTGTTAACTACTACTTTTGCGTATGCTGTGCAGTTTGTTTGCATTGTGAGCTCCATTGCTGTTTAGTGTAAGTGTATTATAACGCACTTTCGCCACTTTGTCAACCCCACACTGCTGGTAGGGTTATTTGTTGTGTTTTTACAACACTCAAGGATGGGAGGGGTTGCTACTACGGGACACTACCCCCGCACCCCTCCCGGAGCAAACTTACTCGTTAGTGGCGCTGAGTCCACCGTCCAAGTCAATATCAATGTTCTCTTCTTCCTCTTGGTCCGCTTCCCACTCAGCCACTGACTCGCTGATGCCAAACGCCTCGTCCAACTCTACAGGCAACTCTGCCGCAATCTCTTCTGAGTTCATACCACCGTACTCGTAGAAGGCATCATCACCGTTGTCCCATACACCAGCAAAGGCCATACCTGGCTCGTAATACATGGCACGGATGCGAAAGCCCTGTTCCATCAGCAGTTGATAGGCATTGCAAGGAGGGCTCCACGCTGAGTCAAAGCCCAGCATCAAGCCACCTGGGATGTCCTGTGCTGGATTACCGTCTGCACCCACGTCCCACTTGGTTCCCCATGTGCCCACACAGAAGTCATACCAGTTGGCAAACCCGTAACGCATACGGTTCAACTCGCTTTGTTCTTCCAGCTTCTGTTGCTCCACTGGATCGCCCAGTGAGCCTGCTACAATATGCAGATCCTCTGGCACTGGAATGAACTCTTGTAGCAAGGCACCCTTGTTGAATGCTTCACGCACACGCTCAATCATTGCTGGGTCATCGTGGTAGATCTCTACCGAGTTGTTGCACCAATTAGGCATTATTGAAGCTCCTCAGGTAAGTAGGCCAACAGTGTGTCGTTGGGCAGTTCCAACAACAGTTCGTAGATCGCAGTAAAGTCACCAGCGACCACATCCTTTTGTATTTGATCAATCACTTGATCAATCAAGACTTCGCGTTCAGTAATCATACAATCTCCTCTTCCCACTCGTAGAATGTAACGCTAGGATCCATCTTCTTCAACTGCCGGGCCGCAGTGACCAACTCCTTGTATCTCCGATTGACCTCTGCACGGGGCAGTTCGCCATCGCAGGTCAAGTTCTCAGGACTCAGGGCCGCATCAATCATGTCTGCAACACGCTGACGACCCTTAGCAGTTTTGATCTCATACTGCTCGCCTTTGAAGAAACTGTTCCAGTGATTCTTCTGTGCAATGAACTCTTGTAGTGCTTTCATCTTTGCTCCTTTGTTGCTAAGTGTGTATTATAGCAAGAAAACAGGGGATTGTCAACTACCCGCCGGTCCGTCTCCGGTGTTCAGTGTGACAAACATTATGTCCTAGTACCCCGTCAGCACACTCGTGTAAACTTTCGTTTACAACTGCCTTCATGCCCTGTAGCAACCTGTCCCCGTCGGAACCTTTCGCTTGCTACAGGCCCTAACGGACTAGGTAACCCTGTTTGTTTCTTACTATGCCTAATTATAGCAAGGTTTTACCAAGTTGTCAACCAAACGCCTTGAATAACCCTACAATGCCTATGGCTAATGCCACAACGTTGACAGTGAACTGAGGCATGTTGCGCACTCGCACAGTCCAGATCAAGAACAACACTGTACCAATGAACGCGGCCACAATGTTCCAAGGGTAGGCCTCAGGCCCCATGGCATTGAGCACATGCATGGCAATGATGGCCACTGCCCCTGACCACTGTAGTACTTCATTAATATTACGCATCAATACCTTCTCGATCAACCATGTCGCTCAACTCAGCGAATTTTTGTTTGTACTTGTAGACTTCACGTTTGGCCTCATGCAGTGCTTCGCTGATGCAGTCCTCTGCGGTGCCGTCTGTCAATACCTCACGGGCATCCTTGTACAGGCACCCGCCCAGGTAGTGAGAGCCCATCTCAAGGCTGTCAACCATTACACGTACACGCAACATGAACCAGTCCAAGTTGCCCGAGTCAATATCCCGGGCCATCTCTTTGAGATCAAAAAGGGGAACACCGTTCTCGTCCAGGCTGTCATCGAAACAGTCTGACAGACTCAAGTCCTCGTAGCTCTTGTCTACGATCACAGTAAAGCCATCGCGCTCGTAAGTTGCCAGTTCATCGTAGTATCGCATGGGTGTTCCTTAATTAATAGTGGTGACGTGAGCCAGGGTCGCAGAAGTCTGCATTGTCCGGAGTCCACTCTTCTGTGGGCTCGTCTTCTTCCTCTTCGTCCTCTGGCTCGTCCTCTACAAGGTCGTTAGCCAGCATCATCTCATGCACGGAACTCTCGCTGAGCCAGCTGAGGCACATTTCTGCCACAGCACGTGGGTCCAGCAGGCCCTCGTCCATCATGTCCAGCATCCGTGTAGTTGCAGGGCGAATCTTTGCGTACGAATTAAACATATCAGCTCCTTTGTGTTTCAGTGTAAGTGTATTATAACAGAGAACTCAATCCCTGTCAACTGTAGGGTTATTCAACACCCACAGTGACGTCCACTTCAATGTCTGTAACTGTGCCAGCGAGATCGTACTTGATCCCAGTAACAGCCGCGCCGTAGTTCACAGCCGCAAGTCGCTCTTTGAGCATACTCTCGAGATCTCCCAGCATGTCGCCTAGGAAGTCCGCAGTGCTGTCTTTAACGCCACGCAGGGTCTCGTTGATCCCGTTGCGAGACAAGTCCTCTTGCCCGTCCATGATCATGTCAATGAACGCTTCTGTTTGGCTGATCAAGGCCTGCTCTACAATAGCGTTGATCAGCTCTCTGTTGGCAAACATAAAGGCGCTGGCCTTAAACGTCTTGTCGCCTGCTTTGAAAATCACTGACATGGTCTTCTCCTGTTGAACAAGTATGTATTATAACACTGAACAGTGAGCAGGGCAACCTATAACCCTGCTCACTGTAGGGTCAAACAACTTCCAGCATGGACGCAGGCACTTTCCACAAGCCCTGCTGAGTACGTACTGTGACAAACTTGATGGCGATCTTGTCCACAACACCCTGCATGGTGATGCCTGTTTTGGTGCTGGTAAAACGCACAGCACCACCCAAGCGAACTGCTCGCTTGTTGGCATCACCCAGACGGGCCCGGGCAAACTTCACAGCGTCAATGATGCTGGACAGTTGCTCGTTGGTGAAGTTGCCTGCCAGGATCTCTGCGTTGACTGATTGAATACTCATCGTTGCTCCTTAGTGTGTAAGTGTATATTATACGGTAAAACCGATAACCTTGTCAACCATCGGGTTTTTACGAGCCACAGCCCGCCATGCCCGATTGGCCTTAGCATATTGCTGGGCGTTTGTAGTAAAGCCCGGGAAGCGAGTCTTGGCCCAGATCACAAAGTTCAAACGTTCAATCTCGTTCTTCATTCTTCAACTCCGAAATGTTGTTTAATAGTATCTGCCACATGCGGAAAATACTGCGATGAATGATCCATTGAATCTATCAAACCAGCACATTCCTTCACAATCAACTCGGCGAATCGTTCAGCAAACTTCTGCAAGTCCTGCATGTCCATTGTGGACCAAGTGCCGGCGAATTTCTCATCCAGCGTTTGGCCCATCAGTGCTTTAATTTGTTCGTTCATCACATGCTCCAGTAGAGTTCGCTTGAAGGATCGCATGAGCGGGGTGTGTCATGCGCGATCTCCACTGCCGCACCAGTCATCAAGTTGCGCACAGTTTTCATGCTGGGAGTCCAATCAAAGCGCCAGCCATCTTCGGGCCTGTACAAGGGAAACAGTTCGGCCACTGTACGGCGCATGGCATTGTCGTCCTTGACAGGCCAAACTGTAGTGCTGAACAGTCGCTCGCCAGTTCGGCAACGACGATCTGCTTTGTAGATGTATAGTGTGTAACTCATCTCTGCTCCTTAGTGTGTAAGTGTCAATTATAACACGGTTTTACCTAGTTGTCAATCCCCGCGAACATCAGTGTTCAGCACTGGGCGAACAGCTCTGCGTATCTCAACTTCACGCCGGTGTGCTTCTGCTTTGCCTCGTATGACTTCGTGTATATAGCATTCAATCTCTTCTTTGCTGTCTATCTTGCGAAGTTCAGCGCACAGGAGCCAGTTCTTGTCTTCAGTCTTTGCACGATAAAAGTGCTTGTTGGCACGAACACGCACGCTCTTGCCCACAGTGCTTTCTGTCTTTGCAGTCACCCCTATATAGTTCTTGCCGTTGATGACAAGCTCGTATATGATGTGATTGCGATCGACTCGCTTTTTACGGGGTGTGTTTGTTGCTGTCATGTGTGTATTATAGCAAGGTTTTACCAACGTGTCAACACTTTTTTGCAAAAACTTTTGTTGTGTTTTAGCCACACGTTTGGCACTGCCGCCGGTTAACATAACGCCAAGAGAAAACCCTAAAACCCGAAGGGCAGTAGGGTTTCTCAGTCAGTGCGTCCGCAAGTGTCAGCACACTGCCCTTCCTGCTGGTTCCTGCTCATAGAGCTAGCCTTAACTGCCGGAAGCAAACAGTCGCAGGTTCAGTTGTTGCCAAGGCCCCTACGGAACTGATTCAACCGCGCTGCCCACAGCCTCCAAGACTTCCGGCTCCTAGCTGCTTTGTCGCGGTCTATGCGCCAACTTAAGGTTTCTAATTCTATCGAGTGTATATATACACTACAGTGACTCCGCCTTCTATACAGTGTGTATTCTACAGTGTAATGGTGGGCCGTCTGTGAGTCGAACACAGCACCAATGGATTATGAGTCCACTGCTCTAACCAACATGAGCTAACGGCCCACTGTAACTCTACTGTACAGCGTATACAGTAATTATACACTATAGGTCCGTGTGTGTCAAGTTTTGGACCGGAAAGACCCGCAATTCTGGTGGGGTTTTGGCAGCATTTTGTGCTGTTTTGGCAGTGATTCACAGTGAAATATGCTGGAAAAGGAAAGAAATCCGTGGCCAAAACACGGAATTTACACGGTAGACCTGTGTGACGTCACCGTGGGGATGAGAGGTTATAGTCAAATGGTCTACCGTGTTTCTTCCAACTTCTCACCTTTCTTGATCCTGTTCACGGATCCTGACCCGAGCCCACAGCCCCTACAGCGGGGTATTTGGCTTGGGTGCTACAGCGGGGTATTTGGGCAGTGTACGCTTCTCTCCCGCACTCTATCAAGTGTTCTCACTAGCGTGTGTGTACAGTGTATATAGTGTATATCGACAGATCACTACAGCGGGGTATTTGGCTTGGGTGCTACAGCGGGGTATTTGGCTTGGTACAGTTATTACTGTAGTGTATATCTACACTGCGATCACCGTTGTTTTTCTGCAAGTGATCGTACATGTTCGCGTACTTCCACGAGATCCACAGCCGAGTATGTCAGCAATTGAGTCAGTACTGTTTCGCGATATAGGGCACGAACTCCTGGATCTGCATGACTACCCCATTCACTGGCCGCTAGAGCTTGCTGTATCTCCTGTTGGAACTGTTGTGCTCGAGTCTGTTGCATGTGTGTATTTACCGCGGTGTTCAGCTTGAATCTCCAGCATTTCTTCCCGGATTTGATGCCACGTTGCTGTGTTCCATAGGTACGTTACAGCCACTCTGGGTTCTGTTGTGTGTTTGATCACACTGTGTACATGTGTCAAATCCATCAACCAAGCCTCGCCTGTTCGGGTATGTACACTTCTAGTGGGCAATAAATCCTTGGGACTCCACACTGCCAATCTGTTGTCTTGTCCCCATGCCTGTGCTGTGGCACTGCCTACAATCACAGGTTCTGCACCCTGATCTGGTTGAAATCCGGTCACAACATCACCTGCATCTGCTGACAGGTACACATTCAGCTCGCATTGATGGCGAATACTGGTGTTGGGAACCATTATGCCCTGACCCTGCAACACACTGATTCTGCGATGATCTGGGGCAGTACGGAAAAACCTGCGTGTGTGCAAGGCTGTCCATTCAGTTTCGGTGAGATCTATCAAATGATAGGCCAGGTTCACTCTGGAACTCATGTAGTGTGCGGCTCGTTCATATGCACATATGGCATGCCAGTCTGCTATGGGCAGTAGGAAATCTGCGTCAAATTGTTGGGCGTTCACTGTGTGGGTTCCTTTGTGTTATTTGGGCTTTTCAATCCAGGTCCAATCCTGACCCAACACCGGAGTTAGACCCATGTGGCTGCGTGGTATGAAGTAACGATCCGAACCCAGGGCCAGTTGATCCACCAGGTTGGCCCAGACCGAATCCACGCACACTACACTGTCGGCTTGATCCACCAACTCAATCCAGTCAGTCAGCAGGCGATCGGGCTCTGCTGTGATTTCAATGATCTGCCAGTCTGCAGGTATGGCCGAACGATCAAACTCTGCACGGTGATCACTGCCCTCCAGATGCAACACTGCATAATGCGGTTGGTCTGTGCGTAGCTGATCAATCAGGGCTGCTTCACGTGCAGGTGTGCGTGTGATGTAACGGGCCAGATCCCACTTTTTCACAAACGGCACTGAGGCCACTGTGTACTTGTGCTGATCAAAGCTGGTGTGCTGAAAGCAGGCATGTGTGTGAAAATCGTGCCCGGTCAGAGCCTGATACAGGCACAGGATCTCGTCACAGCCCTGTTGCCGCAGTATTCGGTTGGGCACATCGTAAAAATAACGTCCGGGTGCATCGTACGGCACCGGCGTCCATCGCACCCATGGGGCCATGGCGCGGGCATGGGGCACAAACTGCTCCAAAATGGGCCAGTGTATGCTCCAGCCCAGATCATGATAGTGACCCGCTATGGGCAGGGCTATCACAATGTCACCCAGGCCCCTGCTTTGTATGATTCCTAATCTGCCCTGGGTCATGTGATTTGGCTGTAGGTTATGATGTTGCCCGCGCCGTACTGGCTTTCGGCCAGCTGTTGAGCCACATAGGCATCGTCGGCCTGCAGGCGTACTCGTGTGGTCAATCCGCGGTTGCCGCCCACTGCCACCAAGAATTCAAATATGTGCATGATTGTGTGCTCCTGAGTATGTTGTGCTGTTGTGTTATTGTAGCATGGTTTTACCATGATGTCAACCGTTAAAAGTACTGAATTGTGGGTCTCAAAGGGAAATAGCACTCGTTGCGGTTCAACGGTAAATCTGTTCGGGCTTCGCAGTGTATACGGCCTACTCCTAGCCCAACAGCCAGTGCAAAGGCCTGGCTTTGATTGCCCACAAATGTTTCGGCCCCGGCAATGACCTGCGCCAATTCCAACATGTTTTGGGTAGGGTGATAGGGTATTTGCCATCCGGTCACACGTACAAATTCTGCATGTTCCTGGGCCAGACCCACAAACACAGCCTGTTGTTCCCAACCCTGAGCACGCCATTGACTCCATTGAGCACTGAGGGTCGCGGGGGTCCAGCGTTGGGTACGATTGATCACTATGGGTCTGCCGGGTATTGGCATGGGGGTGGGCACAGTGAGCCAGGGTTCACTGCTGACTGTTCGAGCCGCGTCGCTGCTGAGTCCAAACACTGCGGCATACAGGGTCACGTAGTCGCTGGGGTGGTTCACAAAGGCCGGTCTAAATCGGTCCAGGTTGTGTGTGATTTCCACATCGGGTGTCAGGGTATCAAATCGGCGGATGTAGCCCTGTGCCTGCATGAACGACTGCATGTACTCAAAATCCCCTTGGGTCATGCGACCCTGGTGGAACGGTGCTGGGGGTGACCCATAATAGTGCTGGCCTATCCAATCCATTTGGTTCAGGTGCAGATAGAACTCACCACCGCCAAAGTGTTTCACAATTGGCAAACTGTAGATCAAGTCGCCTAGGGCGCCGGAATGTTTAAATCGTTTCATAATATGTGTATTTAATACGCTGATGTCTGCGAGAAAAAAAATGTGACTAAATACGAGTTATTGAAACTTTTCTAGGAAAACTACACGTCATGAGTGAAAAAAAATACTACGCTATTGGGTCCACTAGCCCTGAAGGTTGGGAACGTCTACATGCTATCATGACCCAGGATGGTACACTGGATGACAACATACCGTCTAGAGCTGTAGAATGCACTGACCTCAAAGAACACAGTCCAACCCGGGCAGTGTACCTGTTGGATGATGAAGAAGCAGCACAGGTTGCCGCGCACCCAGACATACAGTTTATCCAAATAGATCGATCTCAATACCCGGACCTGTACCCACCACGTCCGGACGAACTGCACTGGAGCGCCAGATACGCAACTCCGGCAAAACATCATAGAGATTTTGGTGTTGGCGGTTATCCTAATCCTACCACTACAGCAGATATCAACAGAGCAGGCTACCAAGTGCTGCGTGGATCGACATATGAGAATCCTTGGGCTGCTTCCTCTTCTGCTACCATCCTCAGCACTGTAACAAATGCAACAGGCGGCACTGGAATTGATATCGATGTTATTGTGGGCGACGAAGGCTGCTGGCTAGGACACGTGGAATTTGCCAACAACACAGGCAATGGGCCTGTGGATTATAAATGGGCCAATGCGGGTAACTTGCTGTCTAGTACCGGTACCTGTGATGTATTGGATGTGGTGCTGGACGGACCTTACTACATAGATCCTGCTTGGTTTAACGCCAACCCTGGCACTAGATTGACCACACGCTGGGATGGTTCAGTATTGCCAGTTGAATCAGTGGCTAGAGATTGGTGGGGTAATGCAAGTCAGCGTTCTTCACAGTTTGCTGGTGCCGGAACAGTTGCAATACCATCGTCATATACTAGAGCAAACACTTCTGGTTCTAATCTTGCAAAGCCCACCGGCAATAGTGATGGTAACCACGGAACCCCTTGCTCGGCTCAAACCTATGGTCGAACACACGGCTGGGCTTACAATGCCAACAAGTGGGTGATTGATGCCTATGGCGGTTATGGATTCGGTATCAACGTAGATCTCTATTTTGATGTGATGAAAATATTTCATCTCAACAAGCCGATAAATCCTGTACACGGTAATAGGAATCCTACTATTTCAAGCAACAGTTGGGGATTTAGAGCAACACAAGGATCAAGCGGAAATTATTACTTCCGTCAAGGCACAACTGGCGCAGGCGGAGTGGCATATTCTTCAAAACCCAGATTCATGCAGTATCTTGGTAGTACAGGTGACGGTGGTAGATTCAAAGGCGAAATGCTGACCAACAATTTAACTGTGGCTGGTGACGAATTGATTGCATCGGGTGTTATATTTGTTGTGGCTGCTGGCAACAGCAATCAACAGCAAGTGAGTTCTAGCCATCCTAATTTTAACAACTATTGGAGTTCGAGTCCAGCTACTCCGCTGGCCAGTGCAACTCATGACGAGTTTGGTTCTTTCTGTTACAACACTACCAACCGCAGAGGATTCCCGCAACAGTTGGGCAAGTACACCACAGGAACCACTGTGGTATATCCTGCAATCAATATTGGTGCCCTAGATGACAATTATCAACTTGATGGTAAAGAACGCAAGGTAAACTACAGCGACATGGGCAATGAAATTGATGTGTTTACTCCAGGGGATGGCACACTCAGTGCAAATATGGGGTCTGGACTTTTAGTACCAAGGCATGATCAGAGAGCAGGCGGATTAACATCTTACGATGGTAGATTTAGTGGTACCAGTTCCGCATGTCCTACAGCAGCAGGTATGATTGCCACAGCACTAGAATTCAACAGAACTTGGACTTGGCAAGATGTAAGAACTTGGCTAGGTCTGCTAACAAATCAATCTGCTTCAACCTTTTATCAAGGAGTTGATCCTGCAAGTGCAACTGATGTTGCATGGAGTGATCTGAACAGTTTAATGGGTGCTGCTCCTCGGGTTCTTTACAACAGTCTTCCTGTTGTTTCTTCAATGACTCTCACAGTGGCTGTGTCGACTGTATCAGTTCCTGCTTATTCAGTATTGAGTCCTGTTACTCCTGTTGTTGCTTCCAATGGTGTTGCTCCATATGTGTACAGCATTGCTCCAACAGTGCCTGCAGGCATTCTGTACAGCACATCAACTGGAGCATTATCGGGTAGTCCAACAGTGTTATCATCCACTACTAGTTATACTGTAACTGTGCGCGATGCTGAGTTGACTGTAAAGACTGCACAATTCTCAATAGCTGTTACTGCAACTGTGTTAACAACTGTGGTAAACGTTCCTAGCACTTCTGTTAGCCCATTGATTGCGTTTACTCCTTTTGTACCAGTTACTGCCACTGGCGGCAACGGCAATGTGACTTTGGCAGTATCTCCAGCCATGCCCAGTGGTATTGTTTACAACACAACAACAGGCGCAGTATCTGGCACACCAGCTTCTGCGTTTTCCAATACCTATGCTGTAACTGCCACTGATCAATTGGAACAAAAAAGCACAGGTACATTCAACTTTTCTTCAGTGTCAATTCCACTGTCGTTGACACTGAATACTGCTACAAAAACCCTAACGGTATTTCAGTCAGTAACTCCATTTGTACCAGTCAGTGCCACAGGCGGCAACGGAATCAAAACATGGTCAGTGTCTCCTGCTTTGCCTGCTGGACTATCATTGAACACTGCCACTGGTACTATAATTGGAACACCTACTGCATCTATTGTTGCTACCAGTTATGTTGTGAGAGTAACTGATCAGCTTGGACTAACTGATACCAGAACATTTGTGCTATCTGTAGAAGCGCCTGCACTGACAACTACACTGACCATATCGAGAGTATTGTTTTTCCCCGATATTGCAATTGATCCATTCTCGCCAGTCACAGTCAGCAGCAGTGCTGGCAGTGTAACATTTTCAGTCAGCCCGCCGTTGCCAGATGGATTGACATTGAATACTGGAACTGGTGTAATTTCAGGTACACCCACAGTGACCGGACGTTCCAATGTGTATACCATATTGGTAGTTGATCAAGTAGGACAACAATCCGTTAGATCTTTTAGATTAAAAATCAAATCCAAATTAGATCTAATAGATGCAGACGACCAGAACATTGTGTATGATCGTTTGTTTTCCTTAATGGGTACAACAGTTACCGGCTACGGTGCAATACCAGCCAGTGAGCCAGTTGATTACGGTCAGATAGTAAGAGATGAAGATTGGGACAAGATGTATGATGACTTGATCAGAGTCAAGATACACCAGTATGGAGTTGACACAAACAATTTGTTGATTGCAGATCCCGGCAACATAGTATTGGACGGAGTTCAAGATAGAATCTATACATGGTCGCAACTGCACCTGGCCACATCTTCTACAGTTCATCCTTCTCAATTGTCCAGCATGACAGTGAACACCAACGAAATGAGTCCACCTGAATGGATTTCTGAATACGAGGATCCTGATACCTGGACCAATATAACCGGTAATGGTTATATCGCAGCAGCAGGTTTTACCTGGTTTAGACCTGCACAATTGAATTATTTTTTCAATCTTGGCGGATCTATAACACCGCAAATTTCTTTGGGACAAGGAACAATAAGAGATTATATTGCTTGGGATCCTTTGGTACAAGCTGCCAATCAATTGAAATTTTCCAAGACACAGTTTTATTCAGCACTTAACAGTTTGGATAAGTCCTTTGTGCAGGTTGTGAGAGGGCCTGGCAATATTGGTTCTGTTACCACTACCAGCACATATTCGGCCAATGCTATCATTATCAAGTATCAGATTGTGGACAGTAGAATACTTGCCAGTATACAATTTGTTGCAAGTTTTAGTGATAAAAAGAAGAAGAAGAACAAAAAGAAAAAGGGCGGAAACAACATTGTAGTTAGACTACAGGTCAATACCAACTTTTTGACAAGATACAGCAACAACCTCTCCGGTGGCATTGCTGCACCTGTTCCTCAAACTCAATTGATCAACGACTGTCTGAGTATCGACACTCGTCCAGTTGATCCGTTTGTGTTTGCAACTGGATCTTCCAACGGCCCACGCAACATTGTTCTACGCAACAACTCCACACAAACTTGTAATATTTCCAATGTGTTTTTAACAGGTTATACCACTGGTACTGTGAGTCCAACGGTGTTGACAATACCTCCAAACAGTTCTGGTTCTATTAATCTGTCCTACAGCGGCAACACTGCTGGACTGTTTAAAGGATTTGTCAACATTGAATCCAACGTGAACAATTTTACCATATTCACACAGGTTGAAGTTGGATCCATAACACCTCCAGCATTGAATTTAACAACAGGCACGCTTGATATTGTATCTCAGGATTTTGTTGTAGACATGGTGGGCGGGGCATATGAAAAGTTTGATGCAGAACTATCACGATTGGGCAACGGATTTGGATTTACTGAACATGTAGAAACTGTGGCAGCAGAAACAATGGATCGATTCAATGTGACATTTGATCCTCGAGATCTTGCAACTGGAACATATGTTACCACTGCAACAGTAACAGTGTATCCGTTGGACAACAACAGTGAGGTTGCTGTGTTCAAAGTACCAGTCAACATCAATCTAAACATTCGTCGTTACAACATTGCTAGATGGTCCAGCGCACTGGGTCCGCAGACCAGCGCACTGGGTTTGAGTTTTGATTACATAGATGGTAAAAGATATCTAACAGTGGGCATAGGTACCAATAGTCCTGTGCTGTCACAACTAGGTACCACTAGCACATTCGGAACTTGGTCAGAAGTTTCTAGAATGATCATTGAAGATCGTATGGAAACATTGCACTCTGCAGAATATTTGATCAAAAGTGATTCCAATTATGGTTCCAATTTTGGAATAGGTGCTGCATTTGGATCTATTGTCACTGTGAAAAATCAAAAGTATGGCAATATAGAAATACTAATGAACCCTGCAAGATATCCCGGTGATGATGTTGCAACAACAAACATAGTAAAATTCTTGTCCAGTGCATTCTACTATTTTGATCCAACAGTCAATCGAATAACACAATTGGAAACAGCAACTCAATTGTCCAATGGCGGGTACACTAGATATTTCAACACATTTGACAAGGATGGATCCGTTGTGACCAGCTTGGTTGTGCCCAACGGTGGGCTGATCAACTGATAATTCTAGAACACTACACCATCATTATGTACTAAGATAAATTAGTATATGTTTGCTGACATATATACCGTTCCATCTGCTGATGCTTACCTTGTGCCCTGGGAAGGGCGAGACCTAGAATACGATTTACAGTTGTATCTACTGGGACAAGGTCATGACGAATTTGTAGTTTTCAATCCTGAAGAAAATTTAGACCTGTCGGTTGCAAAATATATAAAACACATACCCTACACAAGAAAATGTATTGTGTGGACTTATCAAGGCAAATGGATTGCAAAACTGTTCAAAGATGGTTGGTATCCGTATCACGGATATGAGACTTTTGAAATACAAAAACCCAATTACATCTGGCGTAAAAATCCAGACCTTGATAGATCAATGACATTTGATCAAAATTTGTTTTCAACCTATGAACCAAATGACTGGGAACACCCTAGAAAACTGATTTGGTATATTGACAAACGATTCAATCCGTTGGAGGATGAAGTGTGGGCATTCAGTTGCGAACCAGCCGACAGCAAACCAATCGACACAAAAACAATGGGTTATGTTACACCTTCTGTAACTGTTGAAGTAAACCAATACATACAACAACTTGGATTGGATATTGATGTTGATAGTTGTTGTCCTGCATATTGGGAGTTGACAAACGAATGTGCATACGAACTTGACCCAGCACATCAAACTGATGAAAGACTTTGGGTCATCAAGTTTGTGCCTAATTGGAGAAGACCCAAAGAATGGAAATGGATGGGCACAATTTCTCCAACGATACAGATTGTGTACAATCCTGACCTACCTGAGCTAAACTACAGCATAGAACACAGCATACCGTGGCATGATTTGAATTATGAACATGTGTGGATGCTAGACAGGTCTCACCTGACACATGGCGAGGAAGACATATGGGCATTTAAAATGATCATGTCCAACAGCGTAGTAGGTAGTAAAATTGTTGATTATATTACTCCAGACCTGGAAGTTGTGTACAATCCCGATTTGCCTGATCTAAACTACAATGTAGAATATCACATACCGTGGCATGACTTGAATTATGAACATGTGTGGATGCTAGACAGGTCTCACCTGACACATGGCGAGGAAGATATATGGGCATTCAAAATGATCATGTCCAAAAATGTTGTGGGTAGTAAAATTGTCGATTATATTACTCCAGACCTGGAAGTTGTGTACAACCCTGACCTACCTGAGCTAAACTACAGTATAGAATATCACATACCATGGCATGATTTGAATTATGAACATATGTGGATGTTGGACAAAAAACACACACAATCCGCAGCAGAGCCAATCTGGGCAGTTCGTGTGTGTGCAACATCAGATGCTATAGGTACAAAAATTGTATCAGATGTTAGTCCTGTACACAATATAAAATACAACAACAGTATCAAGGCTCTTGAACTTGATCCTGTGGCTGACCACATTGTTCAACACTACGATTTTGAATATGAAAATGTCTGGTACACCATGATAGACAATGAAAAGATATGGGTAGCCAAACTGTCAGTATCAGATTCTGTTGTTGGCACCAAAGAAGTTGCAGTAATTACACCAAACTTGCCTGATAGACTTGATGTTATTTTTATCAGTTATGGAGAACCCAATGCAGAAACAAATTGGAATAGAGTATTGGAAAAAGCACCTCATGCAAAACGCATAACAGGTGTTGCCGGAATTCTGGAGGCACATCGTGCTGCTGCCAAACTGTCAAATACCAATATGTTCTATGTGGTAGATGGGGATGCGTATCTGTTTAAAAGTTGGGAATTTAATTTCGTGCCCGGTGTTTTTGATCAAGACTGTACTTATATATGGAGTGCAAAAAATCCATTAGTTGAGTTGACTTACGGCCACGGAGGTGTTAAACTGTTTGCTAAGTCTAAGTTGTTGAAGCTGAAAAAATGGCGAACACTGGACATGACCACGAGTGTTTCAGAAAAAATCAAAGTCATGAGTGATATCAGTAACTGGACAGCATTCAACACAGACAACTACAGCACATGGAGAACAGTGTTTAGAGAATGTGTCAAGCTGTCGGTGAACATGCATCGATATCCAGATAATCCTGAACACCAATTGCGATTGGACAAATGGAAATCGGTTGATGCTGCTGTGCCGTTTGGTAATTATGCCAAAGATGCTCATGCATGTGCCGTTGAATTTGTCAATCAACATGTGAACAATTATGAAATGTTGATGAACATTAACGATAGATCCTGGTTAGAAGAGACTTTTAAAAAAACTTGTAAAGTAAAACAACAATGAATGAAAATTTAGGCGACAGAATAAGAACAGTAATACCGATCATCAATGATGTGAGTCCGACATTTTGTTTGGCCAAATGGTATCATACAAATCTTTATCTCCAGACTGGAGAAACTCACAGTTGCTATCATCCAGCACCACACAAGATATCCATTGACGAAATCAAAAAAACACCAGATGCACTGCACAACACCATGCACAAGAAGGTTGAACGCAGTGAAATGCTGACAGGTGTTCAAACCAAAGGATGCAAATACTGTTGGAACATTGAAAATCTGCAACAAGATCATCTAAGTGATCGACACCTAAGGTCTGCTGCAATCTACACAGACGAACGATTCAAAACAGCATCAACTGGCAAGTGGGATCAAAGCATCAATCCTGAGTATGTGGAAATATCATTTGGTAACGAATGCAATTTCAAATGCGGTTATTGCCATCCCAAGGCCAGTAGTCGTTTCTACAACGAAATCAAACAACACGGTCCTGTTGAATCTGTTGTGAATCACAGATGCGATATTGATTATCTAAAAATATACGAGCGCGAAGAAGAAAACCCCTATGTGGATGCATGGTGGAAGTGGTGGCCTACCATGCGTAAGGACCTTACCATCTTGCGTATCACTGGTGGCGAACCTTTGATGCATACCAGCACATGGAAATTGTTGGACAGTGTGCAAGAAGATCCCATGCCTTGGCTAGAACTGAACATCAACAGCAACATGGGCATCAAGCCTGCATTGGTTAACAAGATGGTTGGCAAGGTCAATGCTATCGTTGCCAGCAACAGCATCAAAGACTTCAAACTGTTTACCAGTATTGACACCTGGGGGGCTCGTGCAGAATATATTAGAACAGGATTGGATCTAAAAATATGGGAACAGAATCTTAATTCTTATCTAACAGGCACAGGACAGCCGATTAGTTTTATGATAACATTTAATATTTTGTCTGTGACCACTTTCAAACAGTTGCTTGTAAAGATACTGGAATGGAGACAACAGTACAATCCTTACAATAAAACTCAGAATCCTCAAATGATTAGATTTGACACACCCTACCTGAAAGAACCCTTGCAGTATGATATGAACATCTTGCCCAAGGATCAGTTCATGATGTACATGGATGACAGTCTTGCATTCATGCAGAGCAATGTCGATGACACAGATGTTAACAAGTTTACCAGTGTTGAATTTGAAAAGTTCAGGAGAGTTGTGGACTACATGAGATCCACAGAGTATGCAGAAGAAACTTTACACCAAGGTCGTAAAGATTTTTACAATTGGTTTTCTGAACTGGACCGCCGTCGCGGCACCAACTTTGAAAAGACATTTCCGGAACTTGGTAATTTCTTTATGGAATGTGAGATGCTGAATGGATAAGAATTCACTGCTAAAAGAAAGCAAAGTGTTTTGCATGGCTCCATGGGTTCATATGCACACTAGTCCTGTGGGCAATGCCTTTTCGTGTTGTATTGCAAAGAACTTTTTTGGATCATCGTTGAATACTTCAGTTGAGGGTCTGGTAAACTCTGATCATATGAAACAGATGCGTGTCGACATGCTGAACGGAGTTGAAGTTCCTACCTGTAGTTCTTGTTATCAGCATGAACAACAAGGTGTTAATTCTTTTAGAACGCAATTCAACAGTCGATTTGAAAAGAACTTTGATGAAGTGATTGCTGATACCGCAACCGACGGGCACATTGGCAACTTCAAAATGCGTTATTTTGATATCAGGTTCAACAATATTTGCAACATGAAATGCAGAACTTGCAATTCTAACTTTAGTTCGCAATGGGAACAAGAGGATCTAAAACGCAAAGTGGAATATGCTCAGGTATTGCCCAAGAACAACAGCACTGAATTTGTACAAGAAGTATTAGAACATGTTCCTTATATGGAATATGCTTATTTTGCCGGTGGCGAAAGTTTGATAACAGAAGAGCATTATATTCTGTTAGAAGAAATGATCAAACAAGGGCGTACTGATATTGCATTGTCCTACAATTCCAATGTCAGCAATTTGAAATTCAAAGACAAGGACATTGTAAGTCTTTGGTCCAAGTTCTCTAGGCCGGTGGAAATATCAGCCAGCATTGATCACTACGGTGAACGTGCAGAATACATACGGCATGGAACTGATTGGGGACAAGTTGAAAGCAATCTGTTTAAATTAAAGCAGGTACCAAATGTCAAGCTGTCAATGAACACAGTGGTCAGTATTTTCAATTATGCCACACTGGGACAATTCTATCAGTACTTGATTGACCAGCAGATATTCACTGCAAGCTCTCCAGTGTTTGGATCTTATAGTATGACCAGTCCTGAGCAATTTACAGCACAGGCGCTACCAGTAGAGTTAAAAAATATTGGAACATTAGAATTACAGCAGTTAATTGAGAGAATGACAGCTAATAAATTTCCTAGTTCTCATACTGAATCTATCGGATCTAATATTAAATGGGTACATGCAAGTAACATGTGGGAAACTTATAAAAATAAATTTCAGGAAGAAATACAAACAATAGATAAAGTAAGAGGAGAAGACTTTATCAAAGTGTTTCCTGAATTGTCTAAGTTATTTGATTGATAAAAATATTATGTTAAACGAAATTCCAAAAACTAATGTGTTCTGCATACTGCCATGGGTGCATTTTCATGCTCTGCCCAACAAAAAGGTATTGCCATGTTGCATGGCTGAATCCAATTTGCCAGTTTCAAACACCGACAGCGAAAGTGTTATTGAAATGATGAACTCTACAGAATACAAAGAACTTAGAAAGAACATGTTGAATGGAATACCCACTTCCACATGCAACAGATGTTATGATGTTGAGAAAGTAGGACAATGGAGTCTGCGTCAAAGCAACAACATTGTGCGTGGTGAAAAGAATTTGGATTTGGTTAATGCAACTGAACAAGATGGTACCATCAAAGATTTCAAATTAGAATACATGGACATTAGGTGGAGCAATATCTGCAATATGAAATGTCGCAGTTGCGGCCCGGAGTTTAGCAGTCTGCATGCCAAGGAGTATGTTGATAAAAAGTTTGGTAAAGAAGGATTAAAAAAACATTTCAACATGGATAGTGTTGTGGTCTCTTGTAATCAAGACAACAAACTGTTCAACAACATCAAGCCTTATCTTAAAGATGTGGAGGAAGTGTACTTTGCCGGTGGCGAAAGTTTGATCACTCCTGAACATTATCAAACACTTGACGAATGGATTGCTCAGGGCAAAACTGATATTGAGTTAAGTTACACAACAAACTTCAGTGTATTCAAATACAAAGACAAAAATGTAATAGACTACTGGAACAAATTCAAACGTGTCAAAATATTTGCAAGCCTTGACGGCATGGGCAAAGTTGCAGAATATCTACGAGCCGGCACAGAATGGAAAGAAGTTGAAAACAACATAAAAATGATCAAGGAACAAGCGCCGCATGTGGAATTCTTTTTGACTCCTACAATCAGCATTTGGAACGCTTATCACTTTCCAGAATTCTTTGAATACATGGTCAGTAAAAAATATATTGATCCTGCCAACGGTGATACTCTTAGATTAAACTTGTTGACACACCCTTGGTGGGCCAATGTGGGAATACTTCCAGATTTTTACAAAGACCGTTTGTACCTGAAATGGGACAAGATTAGAAAGAATACAAACTATCATCAAACTATTATAAACTCTGCGGCTGTTGTACAAGAATCATTTAAAACAGGCACACGCACAGAAGGACTCAAAGAGTTTTTTGATATTCAGTTTGAAACAGACAAAATGAGAAAAGAGAAATTGTTTAAATCAATTCCAGAACTAGAAGAGGTACACGAATGGCTATTAGAGAACTTGTAAAAATAGATGCCAACCAACAATATTTAGATGTTGTTTGGCAAGTCAGCAACTTCTGTAATTTTAAATGCAGTTATTGCAATCCTGGAAATTATTCCGGAGATAGTAGGAATGATAGCAACCTGTTGGTGTATATTGATAATTTAAAATTGATCACAGACAAGTACTTGGCCTTGGGTTATAAGAATTTCAAGTTCTTTTTCAGTGGTGGCGAACCTACTCTGTGGCGCAACCTTGTTCCTATTTGCGAATGGATCAGGGAGAACTTGCCCAATACAATTATTGCAGTCAACACCAACTTCAGTAGACCGTTGTCATGGTGGAAAAAACATCATCACCTGTTTGATGATGTGGTAGCAAGTTTTCACGTGGAGTTTTCTGACAAAGAAACTTATGTCAAGAATGCCAAGTTCATGTGTGACAAGTTGAACTATTTCAGTTGCAAGATGTTGATGCATGAAGAAAAGTTTTGGGAAGTTGTGGAGTTTGGAGAAAAACTAAAGAAAGAATTACCCAACTACTTTATTGAATGGACTCCGTTGTATGATGAAATGAGTTTGAATGCCAGTCCGTGGGAATATCAGGATCCAGACAAGTCAAAATTTTTGCAAGAACATACAGTTGACAGCAAGACCACAATACCTAAACCATATTTGAAAAATCCATTCTACAGTGAAGCCTACTGGGACACTGGAGAGAAGACCGGAGTGTTCAGCAACGAAATGATACTTGAACGCAGGAACCATTTCAAAGGATGGGAGTGCAACATCGGCGACAGCATATGGATAAATCAAATTGGACAGGTCAGCATGGGCACCTGCGGACAGGTTGAAGTGCTTGGCAACATACTGTATAATACTACTACAGTGGGTCCAAAGAAAATCATATGCGGCAAGGATCATTGTGCATGTGGAACTGATATTTTAATTCCAAAAAAGTATATAAAAATAACGCAGGTCAAGGAGTAAATTTTGGATTTCAATTTAAAAGGGCTAGCAAAAAAAGAAGTGGTTGTTCACGAAGCACCCACTGCTGATATTGCAGATGCTAGACATCGTGCAATGATGGATGCCATTGCTCCGTATGCAAAAAAATCTCAACAATCCAATGTAACTCCTGTTTACATAAATTACAAAACTCGCAACACAAAACTGGTACTGGTGTTGTTACCAGAGTGGGCTCCTGAAATGCCACCATTCAATCTAGCTAGACTCAGCGGTATTGCCAAGAGTGCTGGATACGAAACCACTATCATGGATCTCAATATTCGTGCATACAACGAATATGTAAACAACTGGGAGCCCAACAACAAGTTGCCATTTAGACTGTGGGATCCTAGCGCAACATGGCATTGGTTAGGCAACACATACATGCAAGACATACATCCTTTGTTGGAACCGTTGTTGATGAAAGCCTGCGACGAAATACAAGCAACTCGGCCGGAGATTGTAGGGTTCAGTCAATACTACACCAACGAAGAGCCTACCAAATGGATGGCACAAGAGTTGAAACGTAGAATGCCCAATTTGAAAATTGCAGTAGGTGGTAGCAATGTTCAGAAGTCCTGGTTCAACGCACATCCTTACTATGATTACATTGTCAACGGAGAAGGCGAACAGGTGCTGCTGGAGATACTGGACGAGATTGAAGCGGGTATATCCAACAACAAACAACAGTATATCAAGCAACCAGAAGGTCAACGTATCAATCTCAATGATCTTCCTATGCCAGATTATGAAAGCATTGATTTTAGCCAGTATTGTATACCCAATGGAGTTAATAGTGAGATCAGTCGAGGATGCACAGCCAAGTGTACGTTCTGCGAAGAAACACACTTCTGGAAGTATAGACAACGGCAGGCAGTTGACTTGGTACAGGAAATTGAATGGCTATACTACAACAAAGGAACAGATGTTATTTGGTTCATCGATAGTCTGGTCAATGGAAACTTAAAAGAACTACGTGCGTTTTGTAAGGCAGTGGTAGCCAAGGGGTTAAAAATACATTGGACAGGATATGCTCGTTGCGACGGACGTATGGACTTGGAATATTTTAAAGATCTAAAAGAAGGTGGCTGCATTATCCTAAACTATGGTATTGAATCCGGAAGTCAACGGGTACTGGATGACATGGCCAAAGGTGTGACAGTGGCTGAGATGGAACAGAACTTTAAAGATGGGAAACAAGTAGGCATCTTTGCAGCCACCAATTGGATTGTGGGATTCCCTACAGAAGAATTGCAGGATTTTGCAGACAGTATGACACTGTTGTGGCGTATAAGAAACATGAATGTAAACAACGTTGGAGCTGGATTGGGATTTGGATTAGGACCAGAAACCATTGTGGGACAAAATCCTCACAAGTTCAACGTAGCTTGGCACAAGTATCAAAATCATTGGATCACTCAGGATTTTAGAAAAGGTGGCACACATGTAATGACTCGTGTGAAAACATTTCATATGTTTATTGACTTTATGAAAGGATGCACTGAGCAACACTTTGATTATCCCATCAGGTACTCGCTGGCCAAAGAACATTATAAAATCAAACTGCACAACATCAACTTGGTCAAGGAAGTTGAATATGAACAATTTGATTACAACATTATCAAACCCAACATCAGTCCTTTTGCGGATGCACTGGTAAATGAAATGTGGCCATTCTTTCGCATGTTATGGAAAACCAGAGGCGGCTACGATGCAGTGATCAAGTTTGATCCAGATATCGATCTTAGAGAATTTGGTAGTCAGTTCGGCCCTGGCATGTACACAGCAACATTCAACTTTTCTATCAATGATCAAGGTCAGTGGTCTGCAGATTTTGATTACGTGTTTGATCAAATTGATAATCCCTACGATGATAGACCTGTTGAAGATGGCCGTCGTGGTCCTTTCTATGCACAAGATTATAGTCGTATGACCACAAACACTGCAACTCGTGCTCGCAAATTGGCCAAGCCTACATGGAGTGATGATACAGGTCGCAGTGATTCTGATTTTTGGGAAATGCTGGTAGAAGAAGAACGTCTAAACAAAACCACGGACTTTTCTTTCAAGTATCATTATGTGGGCACAGGTGACTGGAGTGACATCTCTCAGTATGTGGTTGCTGTTGCCGACAAGTCCGATGTTGTTATACCAGAAAAAGAAACAATGTTTTCTATTCCATTGACTAGCATAAAAAGGATCAACGATGGGCAGTAGATGTTTTGCATTCGGATGCAGTTATACAAAATGGATATGGCCCACATGGGCAGATTTTGTTGGTGTTAACTTTGACAATTACTACAACAGCGGTCGTGGCGGTGCCTCTAATTCTTTTATCATGAACAAACTGATAGAAGTCGACCATCAGTATAAATTTGATCCAAAAACAGATTATGTAATTATCATGCTGACAGGAATTAATAGATTTAGTTTCTATCACAATAATGACTGGAGAACATTTGGAGAAATGTCAGACTATGTTCGTTCTAGGGATGGTCGTAATGCGTCAGTTAGACCATATTTTCCAAAGCTACAACCATTTGCTACAGATCTATGGAATTTGGATTGGGCAATTTATAACACCTGGATTTCTGTTGTTGCAATGAAGAATTTGCTTGTTGCAAAAAACATACCTCATAAGATAGTGATAGGTTTAAAGATAAATGAGCTTCTTCCAGGAAGTGGTGTTAATGCAAAGTCTGTTGAAAAACTTGCAGAAGTGAATGAAATTGCAGACATTGCTTATGGACTATATCCCCCTCCTCAACAAGTGCAGATTGAGTTTCGTGATGGAACCAAAGACGGTCATCCCAGCATAATGGCACATCACAAATACGCTAATATGCATTTTCCGCAATTTGACACAGACATCAGTGCTGAGTTTTACAAAACAATGACACAAAAAATGGATATGAGTTCGCCCAACGCATGTGCAACCGCATTTGAAAAATCACTACTTGAATACAAAAATATCAAAAGAATCTAACATGAAACAAAATACACTGTTAATTGTAGGATGCAGCAACGCAGCAGGTTCTGAAATTGACGGAACTGGTGACAGCGTTTACAACAGACAGCATTCGTTTGGAAATCTGTTGGCCAATCAGTTGAATTGCGTAGCAGTCAATGTTGCATCAAACGGTGCCACTAATCAAACTATCGCTCGCACCGCAATAGAGTGGATCAACAAACATTATAACGCAGATACCATGAATCTATCAGTGTTGGTAGCATGGACAGAAAGTTCTAGGTTAGAACTTCCAATGCACAGAGAAACTTGGTATGAACAATGGGACGTTGCAACAGATTACGTATCAGCTGCATCTAGAGATTTCATTCGTGTAAACTTTGGCTACAAAGGCGGCAATGCCGAAGAAGAAAAAATTATTTCTAAATGTCAGGAATTCATGTCCAACAACCTTGCGTACCTAGAAATACAAAGTGCCAATTTGGTTTTGCAAATACAGTATTTTTTAAAGTGCTTGCAAGTTCCATACATAATGTGTAATACTATGCATATGTTCAACGACTACAAACATCTGAAGCCGTATCTAGATCAAATTGATAAAACCCGTTACATGGATCTACAAGACAACAACAATTGTTTTTATTGGAAATATCGTAATGCAGGATACAGTAACCCCAAGGCCAAGTATTGGCATCATGATGAAATTCCTCACGAGATGTATTCTCATGACCTGTACAACTTCTACGTTAATAAATATAATGTAGGTACTTAATTAAATGAAAAGAAAATTGTTTGTAGCAGGGTGCAGTATCAGCGATTACACAGATATTGAACACCCATATGGTGAAGTGTTGTCTGAGTTGCTGAACTTTGATTATGTACATGAAGGTGCGGGCGCTGGCAGCAATTCTCGTATCTGGAGAAAAATTACTGATCATGTGTTGAATGGTAATCTCACACAAAATGATTTGCTTATTGTTCAGTATACAGAAGTAACTAGAACAGAATTTTGGAGTGCTCTGGCCCCTGCTGGCATCAAAGATACCAGTCCTCCGGGAGAACCTTACTGCGATGGCGGGCGAGTGATCCGGTGGAAGCCTTATGCAAGTGCTTGGCAACCAAACAAGGAAGAAGTAGAATTCTTTGAACAGTACGAGAAATATTTTGTCAGTGTTGAATTTGCCAAACAAAACTTTCGGGTCAACAATTATAACTTTCAGCAGATGTTGAAAAATCACAACATCAATGTTGTATTTTTAACAACAACTAGGATTTTAAATCCTGACTACCAATACATTACAGATCATTTCTTGCCCAATGAATTCAAAGACAACACATCGTCTGACAAGACAATGAATCTAAGAACTGGCGATACTTGCCATTTTAGTCAACTTGGACACAATATTACTGCCAACAAACTCAAACTACATATAGAAAAACTAGGATTATGAAATACAAATTACCATTTTTTTACGACTACGTGTTACCCAACACTGTAATGCCCAATGCGCTGGCTCCTGAGATGGGAGTAGTAAATTACATTCACACCATGTATTCCAATAGACTCAAGACTGAAAGTTTTTTTGACGAAGACTTGGATCTGGAAAAAAATCCAATGGAACGTATGTTTGGAAAATCATATGGTCATTGGCCCAACAGTGTAAGGATGAATGGATCTCATGTTCGTGCGCCTTGCTTTCACAGCAGATTAGACATTTATGAAAATTCTGTTTACTTTGGAAAACAAACTCAACATGCAGATGGATTTCAACGATATGTGTATCCTATCAAAGTGACACCTCATTTTAACAAATTCACCGGATTTGATCAAGTTGGCAGCAAGTTGAATGGAGAGTACTTCTGGAAACACATTTCTGCAGAAGTGTTGCAAGATCTGCGTGAAAGAAAAGCAATTGTTTTCTTAGACTGGGTAAATGAAAACTTTATTGAAAACTCAGAATACAAAGAACTGCACCACGGTTTGAAATACAGTGGCATTCCAAAAGAACAAATTATTCTTGCTGTCAACAGTTTCAATGCACAGCAGGTTTACGAATCCTGGTTCACCCCAGAGGAAAGACAACTGCAAGTAAGAAGTTTTCCTTTCTTGTTGTGCAACATGTCTTGGCATTATGCAGCCAATCCTGATCGTAGAATGACTGAACAATCATTTAATGCCAGCAGAGACCAAATAAGAAAACACTGTTTTGTTTTTCCTAATCGTCGTGCAAGAGATCACAGAGTTGCAATGCTTCACAAACTTGCAGCAGACGATTTGTTGGACAAAGGCGATTGGAGTTTTCTTGATCAAATGACAGTAGACCACGGAACATCAGTTTCCAGGAATCTAAACATTGTGTTGGATCAAGAACGCACTGACAAGTTGTATCAACAGTTACCGCACAGTTTGGAAACAGAGCCAGACAGCAAATATCTAACTGTGAGTGGGTGGGGCGACATGCACAGCAAGCAAAGCGAAAACTCTTACTTGTACATTGCCTCAGAAACTTATGTACATGGTGAGTATAGATCTTTTACAGAAAAAGTTTTCAAACCACTTGCCAACTTCCAGCCGTTTTTGTTTATAGCATTTCCTGGAGCATTGGAACAATTGAAGCGATTGGGCTTTAAGACATTTGCTCCGTTCATTGACGAAAGTTATGATCGAGAAACTGATCTGTCTCGTCGCATACATATGATTGCAGCTGAAGTTGCTAGAATTTGTGCAATGAGCAAGGAAGAATTACACAATTGGTATTGGAGCATGGAAGATACTCTAATATACAATCACCGTCACCTATTGGAAATTTACAAAAATGAACCAATGACACTTGGTGTCATTCAGGAATTGCATCAAAAAGTTACTTCTTGGTAATATTATATGAACTACAAAAACAAAAATTGGAAAGATGTTGATGTTGGGTATTTGAAAACGTTTGAGATTGAGGTGCCTGTCTATACTCCTGCGGTATATAGAGAGTATCGAGGTGAAATTTTCACAACGTATCATTCCGAAGCACATCCTGTAAACAAACGATTGCCACCCGGCTGTGCTGTGCATGGAAGATTTTCAAAATCTTATGCAGGCGTGTTAAGAGGACTGCACTACGATACAAAGACATGGAAGCTGGTGCAAGCGTTGGTTGGTGACATATATCTTGTGGTGCTGGATGTTAGGCCAGGATCGTCCACATACGGCAAATGGGAATCTTATGTGATCAGTGAGCACACACGAGATCAAGTTCTGGTACCCCCAGGCTTTGCCAACGGACACTATGCGTTAACAGATTGTATTTTTCATTACAATTTGTTTTACGAAGGTGAGTATGTTGATGAAAATTCTCAAGGAGTAATCAAATGGAACGATCCAAAGTTTGATATTGAATGGCCCACCACAACTCCTATTTTACAAAGGCGAGACAGATGATACACAACTTAAATCAACATGAAATTGTTAGAGATATAGATATTACAAAGGAAGACCTAATCAAGTTCGAAGAACTGATTGTGTCACATTGGGAATCAGCAAAGATACGTGGGCCAGTGCATCTGTCGCACGGTAACGAAGAACCGCTGATAGAAATTTTTAAAAGAATCAAAACAACTGATTGGGTATTTTCCACATGGCGCAGTCATTATCATGCGCTGCTAAAAGGCATAGATCCTAACTGGATAGAAAGCGAAATACTTGCAGGTAAATCTATTACATTGTGCAACATTGATCAACACTTTTATTCCAGTGCAATTGTGTCGGCTACACTGCCCATTGCATTAGGTGTGGCGCAGGCAATCAAACGAGATGGTGGTACCGATAAGGTATGGTGTTTCGTTGGTGATATGAGTTTCGAAGGTGGTATATTTTATGAAGTACACAAGTATGCCAGAAACTTTGATCTACCTTTGTATTTTATTGTAGAAGACAACGGTATTTCTACCTATACTCCAACAGAAGTAACATGGAACAAAAAGCGAGATATCCCCACAGATGTCATGCACTACACATACAAATCAAAGTACCCGCATTATGGCTCAGGAAAATGGATTGCCTTTTAAATTAGTTTACTCTCATTGGTATAAAACAAGCGAGGGAGAATTTCCTGTTGCAAATGGTCTCCATCCGTCTACTGCCGAGTGGATTGTAACTCACATACAAGACAACAATCTGCTGCATGACAACAGACCATTTTTGAGAATAAACAAAATTGACAGTTTGTATTTTTACAATGTTCCAGACTCTGGGCATTTCTTTAGGCATTCTGATTTTTACTATCATTTTGAAAAAAAGTTTTCGTTTGACAGCATAGTAAAAGAATCCGAAGTAAACGATTCTGATGCTGTGTATTTTTATCCAATAGAACTGGATTGTAATGCAACACAGTTCTTAACAGGTCAACATCCATTTGTATTGAATGGACAGTCCGTAGACTATGTGTTTAAAAATACCTTTACCAACGGCATGTTGAATCTTATCAAAGCTGGCCGGGTCAAGATACTGTTTGTCAACATCATTGATCCTTGTACAGATATTGAAGTACTTGATGCAATTGAACACATGTTGGAAGAAATAGGAATTCCTGCACATCATGCAGTGTTCTTGCAGGGCAACACAAAAACAGACTACAAGGGAAAATTGCAGATAATAGGCAGTAAAATTTCTTTGTATCAAATATCAAATCAAATGGACAAGTATCCTCACAATACCGGTCTTGGTTATATCAGTGATTATGTGAGAGAACAAGACATTGATGCAACAACTATTCGTCCTAACAAGTTTCTGTCCTTTAATAGAATCATGCGGCCGCATAGGGTAGCCCTATGTTATCTAGCAATCAAACATGAACTATTGGACACTGGAACTTTTAGTTTTTTACATATAGTAGAAGACAGTGTTGTTCCCAAGTTATCAATGTTGGTTGACCGAACTGACCAGTTTGATATTATAGCAGAAAAAATACACAAACTGGTGCCGTTGGAAATAGATACACATCATTTGGACACTGCAAGTAAAAAATCATTCTACACTGTTGATATAAACAAAAAAGATCTATACAACAACAGTTATGTTCACATAACCACCGAAACACAATTTGATCAATATTCAACACCATTCTTTTCTGAAAAAACTTGGCGCCCAATTTTGAATCTACAACCTTTTATCTACCTGGGAAACTATCAAGCATTAAATACACTTAGAACACTGGGATTCAAAACATTTCATCCTTTTATAGACGAAAGTTATGATCAAGAACCTGATCCTAAAAAACGGTTTTCAATGATTGAAACACAAATTAAGAAGTTTGCACACATGACAACACAACAGGTACATGATTGGTACCATTCCATAACAGACATACTGTTGCATAATCAGCAACTGTTGTACACTTTTAAAAATTATAATCCAGTTGATGAGTTGTTACAGCATGAGTAAGCAATATAAATTGATATATTCCAATTGGGTGCAAGCCGGTGGCAGATCAGTGCCAGTGGCCAACGGTATGCATACTGCGGTAAATGAGTGGATCAAGGTATTGTCACATACCGGTAATCTGCAGGTGCAAGGACAATATGATAGAATTTCACAAATAGAAAGTCAGTTTCAGATTCCTAATTCTGGAATTATTTTTAAACATTCAAATTTTTACTACTACTTTAAGAAATGCTATCCGCTTGAAAATATAATCAGCGAAGATGATATTGAAGACAATGACAATTGTGTTTACATATATCCTATCGAAATTGAAGGAGCCAATGTTGATCATGTGTACACCGGATTCAACTTTGAATTGAATGGAAATGATTATGCATACCATTTTTCAAATACTATATCTGATAAACTAAGAACACATCTTAAAACTGGCAAAGTTAAAATAGTATTTTCACAGTTAACAGAACCTTCTTATAGTGAAGTAACATTGAAAAACACCGAGGACTATTTGAGGAAACTAGGAATTCCAGGTAGTAGTATTGGATTCTTGTTTGGTAATGTAAGAAATGACTTTCATGAAAAAAATCTAGGAACAGCACGTCAGGGTACTGCACATGCTACACTGCATCAACAGGTAGACATTGGTTGTAGATACCCTATGGACATGTCGTCGTTGGGATATCGATGCGACTATGTTCGCGAGTCTGACTTGAACCCAACCTTAATTAGACCAAAAAAGTTTTTGTCTTGGAACAGAACAATGAACCGAGCACATAGAATGGCTCTGTGTCATGTTGCAATCAAATACAATTTACTAGCTGATGGCATCTTTAGTTTTTTACACAGTATTCCTATACATGATCCTGTGTCAGAAGTAAAAACATTGGTAAGCGGCACCGATCAAGAAATTGCTGACATTATCAAAACTATCGAGTCCATGCTGCCGTACGAAGTCGATACACAAAATCTTACCCCTGATGGAAAAATGGGTTTTCAAACCAATGAAAACAACAAAAAAGAAATATATGCAGACACATATCTGCACATCACTTCTGAAACACAGTTTGATTCTGTATCAAGTCCGTTCTTGTCAGAAAAAACATTTAGGCCCATATTGAATCTACAACCTTTTATCTATCTAGGAAATTACAAAGCCTTGGAAGAAATACGCAGGTTGGGATTCAAAACATTTCATCCTTATATAGACGAAAGTTATGATCAAGAACTGCAACCTGTTAGACGATTTGAATTGATAGAAAAACAAATTAAACGATTTGCAGATATGGATATACAAGAATTGCACGATTGGTATTATTCTGTTGTGGATATTTTGATACATAACCAGCGGCACTTCTTGAGTCTGATCAATTATAATCCTCTTGAGGATTTCTTAAACACATTATAAATTATGCAAATCAAAAACAAAACAATTATTGTAACTGGAGCCAGTGGGCTAGTTGGTGTACCTGCTGTTCGCAAATGCGTTGAGCAAGGTGCAGCAACTGTATACGCTGTTGATATTAGAATGGGTGACGAATTGGTTGCCTTGGCAAATCAACACAGCAATATCAAATTGGTTCAAATGGATTTGACTTACCTACACCATTGTGAAAGTTTGTTTGCAAACAACAAAATTGACATTGTGTTGCACATTGCAGGAATCAAAGGATCTCCTTCTCGCACTGCATCGTGTCCTGCAGATTACATGTTTCCTATGAGTATGTTTAACATGAACATGATTCAAACTTCTTACAAAGCAAATGTAGAATGGTTTGTGTACCTGTCCTCTGTTGGTGTGTATGCTCCTGCAGACATAATGGAAGAAGACAGTGTATGGAGCACTGCACCCAGCAAAAACGATTGGCACCCGGGTTGGACCAAGCGAATGGGAGAACTGGCACTGGATGCCATGCGTATTCAACACGGTTGGAAAAACTGGACCATTATTCGTCCTAGCAACATCTATGGATGCAATGATAATTTTTCCAAAGATGCCACAGTGGTCGCTGCCAATGTCTGGAAATTGTTTAACACCACTGGCGACATGATCTGTTGGGGTGATGGATCTGCTCGTAGAGATTTTGTGTTTGGTGACGATGTTGCACAAGCAAGTATTGATGTGGTAGAGAAAGAAATCAATGACACCATTAACTTTGGATGCGGAACAGCAGTTTCAATCAAAGACACTATTGAAACAATTGTGGAAGTGTACAAGGATCTAACAGGCAACAGTAAAAATCTGGTATGGGATACTTCAAAACCCAACGGAGACATGTTGCGATGCTTGAGTGCAGAAAGACAAACCAAGTACGGAATATTACCACAGACGTCACTAAAAGACGGACTTACTCAAACTATCAAAGCATTGAAAGAAAGACAATGATAGATTACGATCAATATCATCACGATGGTTATGTGCATCTACGTATAGAAGATCTGTTGCACTCGGCTGAAGATATAGAACAATTTAACAAATTGGCAGATGCTGCTCAAGCAATGCCAATTGACAATCATCATTATCAATACATACTCTCAGTCATGGGATTTCACAATGATCCAGAATGGCCGTTCAAAACATCAGTAGATTTACGAGATCAAAAGTTAGAAAAAATAAAGCAATTGAATTTGTTAGACACTCAACGATGGTATGAATCCAGCAGCGGAGCAGACAATCTCAAGCAACAGTTTCAAACTGTTGTCAAAAAATTCATAAGAAACTTCTATCCTGAAATTGGTGAAAATTTTTCAAACCTTCACGCACAGGATGCAATATCAGTATATATCAATGGCGATCACACACAGCCGCATAGGGATGGTCAAAACCCGGGCAGATTGTGTGCATTGTTGATGTATCTAACACCTGAAACACAATACAACAATGGTGCCGGAGAATTGGTAATCAATCGCGACGAATCCACCGATGTCGTAATGAAAGTAAAACCTGTGCGTGGCAACGTTGTCATGTTGGATTTTACCAAACACAACCCATTTCATGCAGTTAATCCAGTCACAAACAATTTTGTTAGACATTGTTACATATCTTTTATATGGAACACTGATCATATGACTGCTAACACAAAACCAAAAGGATACTAATGAAAAACAAAACAATTTTAATCACAGGCGGCTCGGGCCTAGTTGGACAAAACTTGACCAACAAACTGGTAGAAGATGGATATACAAATATTCGTGTGCATTTGCATTCTCGTCAACCGCGAATCAAACATGACACTGTTGAATATGTCAGTGGTAATTTAACAGACTATGCTGATTGTCTTGCAGTTACTAAAAACGTTGACATTGTTATTCATGCTGCTGCCAGCACCAGCAATGCGGTAGACACTGTGCAAGATCCATTGGCACACGTTACTCCCAACGTGGCTATGAATAATTTTTTAATTGACAGTGCATATCGCAACAAGGTCAGCAAGTATATTTTTATCAGCAGCAACACAGTGTATCCTCCCAAAGGCGATGTACCAGTGGCAGAAACAGACTTCTTGTACGACGAACCATATCCTGTTTACTTTCCAGTAGGATGGATGAAAAGATATGCAGAAGTACAATGCGAGTTGTATGCCAAATATCTGCCCAACCCAATGACCACTGTGGTTATTCGTCCTGCCAATCTATTTGGTCCTCATGACAAGTACGACTTTGCCAAGTGTCACGTAACACCTGCAACTATTCGCAAAGTAGCCGACAATCTAAATCCTATCCCAGTGTGGGGAGATGGTACAGAATTGCGAGATCTATTGTACATTGATGACTTCGTTGAAGCACTACAATTGGTAATTGAAAAACAAGAAACATACGATGTGTTTAACATAGGTTGCAACAATGTGTATTCTGTGAACGATGTGTTGTTCACAATGAAGCAACTGGTAGACAACAACAATCCTATTGAGTATGTAACTGGAAAGCCTAGCATGATCCCTACACGTAAGATTGATTCTACAAAGATTGAACGTGTGCTAGGATGGACTGCTAAAACACCATTGCATATTGGTTTGAAGAAGGCCTACGATTGGTATCTGGCAAACAAAGAAGAATTCAAATGAAAGTTTTAATCACCGGCGGTGCTGGCTATTTAGGGTCTACTCTGGCTGAACATTTGTTAACCAATGGTCACACAGTGACAGTGTTGGACAACATCATGTACAAACAACTGTCACTGTTGCATTTGTTCAAACGAGAAGGATTTAAATTCATCTACGGAGATGTTAGAGATACTTCACTGTTGTTGGATGCAGTCAAACGGCATGATGTTATTATTCCGTTGGCTGCTATTGTGGGCATGCCTGCTTGCAAAGCAAATCCACAATTGGCCGAAGATGTAAACTACAAGCAAATCAGAAATATTGTTAGTGTGATTAGGGACAACCAACAGCTAATTCTGCCAAACACCAACAGTCAGTATGGATCATCGGACAGCATCATTACAGAAGAAAGTGCATTTAATCCGCTGTCGCTTTATGCAAAAACCAAATGCGATGCAGAGGATGCAGTGTTGCACAACAAAAAAGGTGTGGTGCTTAGACTTGCAACTGTGTTTGGTGTGAGTCCACGAATGCGTCAAGACCTGTTGGTAAATGATTTTGTGTACAAAGCAATGGTAGACGGATACTTGGTGTTGTTTGAAGCACATTTCAAACGTAACTACATACATGTGCAGGATATTGCTCGTACATTTGAATTCATAATGAACAATTACGACGGTTGTAAAGGGCAAGCATACAATGTGGGTCTCAGCACTGCCAATTTAAGCAAGTTAGAACTAGCTGAAAAGATAAAACAGCATATTCCTAACCTTGTGATCAAACAAGACGAATTTAGCAAAGATTTTGACAAAAGAAATTACACAGTATCTAATGAAAAAATAGAAAAATTAGGCTGGCAACCGTTGTATGATTTAGATTACGGGATCAAACAATTGATAGATGCGTATCAAATCATTATAACTAACAACAACAGGAGTTTTACAAATCTATGAAACAAAGAAAATATCTACCAACACTGGGTGATCTAATTGATCGATTGAGCATTGTGCAACTAAAGGAAGTGTTTATTTCCGAACACAAGGATGCATACTCAAAGGAAATTGAAGAGATTGTACACGATATACAGATGATACTGGATGACACTAGAGGCCAGATTGATGCTGACACCATCCGTGCAATTGTTGTGGTATCACAGATGAATTTGCATATCTGGCACAATGAGTCCAACTTCCGACGTGGTGTTAAAGAAGGCAATCTGGAGTTGACACACGGACTGAACGGAATTCGAAACACTGCAAAAAACAAGATACAAGAACTTGTGGGTGGAAGAAAAGATTACAAAGTAGATTGTCTAGCTGCTGATTTTAAAACCTGGGAAATCAGCTGGAGTTCACAAAACCCCGACGACAAAACAACATGAAGTTTGATACCAACAAAAGTGTAAAAGGCATGGTGTTTGCCGGCTGTTCGTTCACATGGGGACAGGGACTGTGGTACTACAGTTTTTCTGAAAGCCTTGATCAAACAATTGACGAAAATTTTGGTTACCATCCTAGATTGTACACACGGGCACATTTTGCATTCAAAGATGCAAGTAGATATCCACGGCTGGTGGCCAATCACTTTGACACATACGAAATAGTTCGGCCCAGCAACGGTGGCAGCAACGATGGTATGATCAAGTATTGGAATCAATGTTTCGAAGCTGATCAGTGTCCGCAAGAGTCACTATATGTGCCGTCAGCTGCATATGATTACACCGACAGACGATACGACAATCAACCACCGTCGGAAGTTCGGCAACAGAATCCTTTATGGTTTGACGAAGTAACCAAGCTGAATTACGAAGATGTATCGCATTTGATTTTTCAAGTTACTGCATGGCCTAGAACCTTAACTTCTGTACAACATGATGGCCGGACCATACCAATGCCAATTAGGTTGACCTGGGACAAGGATAGGCCTTACAATCAAGTGTTGCTGAAACAATTAGAAGACAACAATACAACACTTGGGGAACTGCATCAAAAACAAATGTTGGATGTTGCAAATTCTATAAAAGAGTTTTTGCAAAAATGTGAAAGCAACGGAATCAAAACTCTAATTATGCCATGGCCCGAAGACATGTACGATATCATAAAAGACGATGTATGGATGGCAGACAGATTGATTTCTTTGGATCACAACGGAAACACTTTTTCCAGCATAGAAAAACTAATGTTGTCTGATAACAGTTTGGTTATTTTAAAAGATCATGAAAATTTTGAAGTACCTCCAATAGATGGTCATCCATCGTTACTGTGTCATCGCGTTATGGCAGATGCTGTAATTAAAAAAATAAATCAAAGCAGATGAAAAATATTTTAATATTAGGAGACACATGGGGAATTACTCCCAGTCATATGTGGACTATAGATAAATCTGTTTCACAATGGTTTGAATTTCAGTTGATGAAAAAAGGACATGCAGTTTCTAACAGAGCATGGGGTGGCAACAGCAACAACTACCAACTGACCCAAGCCGAAGTGTATCTTGATGCCACAGCAGGCACGCCTCAGCAGGTAGATTTGATCATTTGGTTTCATAGCGAACTGGTTAGAGATTTTATCAAAGATGAAACTGACCAGTTCGCTGCAATTGGATATGATGCAGTGCTAGAAATTACAGCAGAACGCATGTACAACTGGGCAAGTCAAATCAAACAGACTCACCCAACAGTGCAATGGGCCATAATGGGCGGCCATGCACCATTGCACGATTCAAAGAAACACCTGTTGGATTGGGCAGACTTTAGAATAGACAACTTACGTGCTCGCATAGCAGGACAGGATATTCCTGCCAGCCATGCATTTGAATTCTTGGAAAGAGGCAAAGGAAGTTTGTGGGATTGGCCAGGCATTTCAGACAGTATTATTCAGAGAGAACTGGTAATAAAAGAACAAATTACAGCAGCAACAACAGACACCACAAAATTTTACAATCAAAAGCATCCTGCACTGGAGCCGATGAAGTTGCTTGCACACGAAATAATGGAACATTTTAAAATTTAATTATGAAAAGTAAACAAAATGCAAAAGTAACCAAAGGAATTGTATTTGCCGGCTGTTCATTCACATGGGGACAGGGACTTTATTATTACAGCAATCTTGATTCTTTACAAGAACCGCCGCCGGATCAATACAATCCAGAATTTGTTAGAGATTCCCATATCAAATTTATGGAAACCGTTAGATATCCTCGACTGGTCGCTAATCATTTTGGAACCTATGAATTTGTGCATCCACGCAACGGGGGCAGTAACCATGGCGCAGTTGCTTACTGGCGCAGTTGCTTTACCAACAAAGACAAAGATGCCAAAGTGTATAATGATCCAATCAAACCATTGGAGTACAATGAAATCTCGCACCTGGTGTTTCAGTTAACACAGTGGCAACGAGACAACTTCATCATGGAAATTGATGGAGAAAAACACGATATTCCGTACCACTGTATCGGACAATCTCAGTACAAGAATAAGTTTTTCAAATGGTTGGATGCTCAAGGTGTATCCATGGACACATGGACAGAGTCTTACATACAAAGAGGGCTGGATGATGTTAAGGCATTGTTGCAGGAATGCGAGGCCAACGGAATTAAAACAACAATTTTTACATGGCCTTCAGAATATCTAAGATTCATAGAAAAAGACGCATGGTTAAAAGAACGTTTACTGTCATTTGAATACAAGAATACCGCCTACAGAAGTATTGAAGATTTGATGTGTCCTGGTGCTATGCAGAACAAAGGATACAATCCTGAACTCACAGTCAAATGGGATGAAACGGAATTTGAAGTAACACCCAAAGATCACCATCCATCTGTGTCGTGCCATCAAGTAATGGCTGATAATATTATTAAAAGAATTCAAGGAACCTTATAATGAGTGCTGCTCCCCTATCTCCCTACAAAGACGAGTTGACCAAGTCCATGACATGGTTGGCACAACAAGACAATGTTGTTTTTATTGGACAGCAGATTGTGTATGCTGGCAATCCAATGAGCACCACATTGTCTGGTGTATCAAAAGATCTAATGATTGAAGTGCCAGTGATGGAAGAAACACAAATGGGCATGACTTTGGGGTTGGCCATGGCTGGCAAGACTGTGATAACATTCTATCCTAGGTGGGATTTTATTGTGTTGGCAGTGAATCAGTTGGTAAATCACATTGACAAATATCAATTGATGACAGGAAAGACTGCTAACATATTTGTTCGATTGGGCAAAGGATCTGACAAGCCATTGGATCCTGGACACCAGCACAAAGGCAACTACCTGGAAGAGTTTAAATCAATGTGTCCGAACATTACCTTCTGGGATTGCAAAAACAAGGATGACATATTTGAAAACTATGTATCTGCATACAAGCAAGGTGGTGTTCATGTGTTAGTTGAATACCCGGAATTGTACTTTGCATGATACAACAAGTCAACGCCGATGCATTCAGCAGTGGCCAGATTGGCAGTAAGATTTGGCTCTGTGAAGAATTAGAACGGCTGTTTGATTCTGTAGATAAAATTTGGATCTACGGTGGCTGGTACGGCATGAGTGCATTCCTGTTACAGAGTAGGGGCAATATGCGTATAGGACAAATACGCAGTTACGATGTTGATCCAGAGTGTGAAGCAGTTGCTGACATGATCAATGAAAATTGGGTTATTGACAATTGGAAGTTTAAAGCCAAGACACAGGATTGCAATGCATTAGACCTAGATTGGAATGGCCCAGATCTAGTTATAAATACAAGCACCGAGCATTTCGAATGTTTGGACTGGTGGAACAGTATCCCAAAAGGAACCGCTGTAGCACTTCAAGGCAACAATATGCCGCACGAAGATCACCACATACACAGCAGTAGCTTAGATGAGTTTGTACAAACTTATCCGGTTAGTACCCTACTGTTCAACGGCCAAAAAGATTTTGAATATCCCAACTGGAAATTTAGTAGATTTATGCTAATTGGCATAAAATAACCAGAATATTTGACTTTTGCCGTTGTTTTTGTTAAACTAGTGTGCTATTGCATAACTATTTTACCAACTAACAAAGAAGGAGGTCAATTATGACTGAAATTGTGCTAGATAGGAAAGACTCTACATCAGAGTTGTCACCTATGATAATCAAAGGAGTTAACTTTTTGTTGATGATTTTGGCATTGACACTGGCAGTGTCCTTGTTGAAATGGACAGTGACTGACAAACTGGAAAAGTTTGAATCAGTGGAAGGTTCTCAAATTACAACCAAAGTAAGAGAAAGGCAACTGGCCTGTCTTGCAAAGAATATCTACTACGAAGCAGGCAATCAACCATTTGAAGGCAAGGTTGCTGTTGCACAAGTAACATTAAACAGAACAGAAAGTGGATTATACCCTGCGGATATCTGCCAAACAATTTACCAAAAGAACATCGTGTATGAAAAGGTATTGTGTCAGTTCAGTTGGGTGTGTGATCGCACTGTGCTTGCTAGATCTGTAAACAACACAACCTACAACGAAAGCATGGAAGTGGCCAAAAAAGTTCTATTAGAAGGATTCAGATTGCCTAGTCTAACTGAAGCCATGTACTTTCACGGTGACTACATCAATCCGGGCTGGAAACGCCAAAAGATTACCAAAATTGGCAATCATATTTTTTACAAATAAGGAAACATTATGAAAATTTTTAACTTGGTATTTGGTTCGATGGCAAATGTGTTTGTGGGAATATTTGAATTTGCAAAAACTCATTTGGGACATGTTAGTGCTCACACACTGGGATGGATCACTATTGTGCTTATGCACTTTGCAAGCATTCCTACACTGGTTGCAGTACTGATGGCGCAAGGAGATAAATTGCCTCCTGTGGATCTGATGATTTTTGTATGGGCGGCACTTACTACGCTGTTCTTCAAAAGTCTCATTGAAAAGAACTTTTTGTACATCGCTACCATTTGCATGGGATTTTTGGCACAAACAGTATTGATGGGATTGATTCTATTTAAATAAATAGAAGTATGAAAGTTATAGAACTGTTAGCAGAAAAGAAACTTAAAGCGCCCACATCGAGTGAATGCTCTGTGGGCCATTCTCGTTTGAGCAATGTACGGTACAGCCAGTGTGTCAGCCTTGGCATGTTAAAACACGACAGTAGTCATACCGCAGGCACTGGTACCCAGGGCAAAAAAGGCACTGGAGTAAAACTACGTGGCAAGAAAATGAAAAGTGAAATACACGGCGGGCCTGTCAAAGACTATGACGGCAAGTGATGATTACTTTTACCGAAATAGCACACGCCAGAATAAAAAAACAACTACTCAGTAGGGGACATGGCATAGGAATCAAAGTGGGTGTAAAAACCACAGGATGCAGTGGCCTAGCGTATGTGTTGGAATATGTTGACAAACTTGTGGATGAACATGCATTGTACCACATCACAGGAACATCTGATTTTGCTGTTGTGATAGACAAAAAACACGAACCTTACCTAACAGGAATGATTGTTGATTATGTTCGTAACGGACTAAACGAAGGGTTTGAGTTTCAAAATCCCAACGAACGCGATCGTTGTGGATGTGGTGAAAGTTTTAGGATATAACATGGCATATTCACAAAAAGTAATTGATCATTATGAGAATCCACGCAACGTGGGCAAATTTGAAATTGACGACAGCGTGGGCACCGGAATGGTAGGTGCGCCCGCTTGCGGCGACGTTATGAAGTTGCAAATCAAAGTAGAAGACGGAGTGATTATAGATGCCAAATTCAAAACATACGGATGCGGATCAGCCATTGCAAGCTCAAGCCTTGTTACAGAATGGGTCAAGGGAAAAACACTTGACCAAGCGGGAAAGATTACTAATTCAACAATTGCTGAGGAACTTGCCCTACCACCGGTTAAAATACATTGTAGCATACTTGCAGAAGATGCTATCAAAGCCGCAGTAGAAGATTATAGGAAAAAACATGGATCAAGTTAATATCACAGAACCTGCAATGTTACGCATAGCAGATCTACTAGCAGAAGAAAACAATCCAAAATTAAAATTGCGTACTTTCGTACAAGGTGGCGGCTGTTCGGGATTCCAGTATGGATTTACATTTGATGAACAACAAAACGAAGATGATTTTGTTGTTGAACGACCCGGAATGACTTTGTTGGTAGATGCAATCAGTATGCAATACTTGCAAGGATCCACTGTAGACTACAAGGACGACTTGTCTGGCAGCAGTTTTACTATCAAAAATCCCAATGCAGAATCCACATGCGGTTGCGGCAGCAGTTTTTCCGTTTAAAATGGTAAAAATCAATTGACAGTTTGTCAAAAACATTGTATAATAATTGCATAAGTTAACAAATGGAAACTCTAATGCACGATCCCTGCGATTCCGTTATTCGTAGTCTTGAAGACCACCCTAGCCGTCTCAACAAAGAAGCCATCATCGAAGCCCAAGCACACAACACCGAGTTGTTCGAAGGCTTCAATCTGGCTCTTAGTCCGTTTGTCACGTTTGGTGTCAAGAAAGTTCCCACACACGGTGGTCCAGACGGACAAGGACTTCCTTGGGTTGCATTCAAAGAACTTTGTAATCTGTTGAGCACACGAAAACTCACAGGCGATGATGCTCGTAGTGCAATTGAACTGGCACTTGGCGCCAGCACACAAAGTCAGTGGAATGATTGGTATCGTCGTATCCTGATCAAAGACCTGCGATGTGGCGTCAGTGAGAAGACTGTAAACAAAATTAAAAAGAACGCTGTGCCCTTGTTTGAATGCATGTTGGCACACGATGGTGCCAATCACGAAAGCAAGGTAACAGGCAAGAAATTGCTGGAGCCAAAACTGGACGGTGTTCGCGCATTGTTGATTATCAATGCAGAAGCTCGTTCTGCTACAATCTACAGCCGCAATGGCAAGATTTTGGAAAACTTTGGGCACATTACCAAAGGCATTGAAGACAACTTTGAACTGTTTGAACGCAGTATGGTGATTGATGGTGAGGTTGTTAGTTCAAGTTTCCAAGCACTTATGAAGCAAGTTCATCGTAAAAGCGATGCCGAAGCAGGTGATGCACGTCTAATGGCATTTGACATCCTGCCATTGTCTGAATTTCTTGCAGGTAAAAGCACAATGGGACAACGTCGTCGTTCCAATCTGCTTCGCTCTTTGAAAGCCACACTGGACAAAGTTGGCAGCATTGATATTATTCCACAACTTGAAGTTGATCTGGGTACAGCCGTTGGCGAAATACAATTTGTACAATACAACAAAGATGCTATCGCCGCAGGATTTGAAGGCATTATGATCAAAGACATAGATGCACCTTATGTGTGCAAACGTCACGTGGCTTGGCTGAAACAAAAGCCATTCATCGAAGTAAGTTTGACTATTGTGGGCATTGAGCCAGGAACAGGTAAAAATGAAGGCAAAATGGGCGCAGTTATCTGCGAGGGTACGGAGGATGGCAAGTTCATCCGTGTTAATGTTGGCTCTGGCTGGACAGATGATCAGAGAGCCGAAGTTGACGATTCGGTCATTGGTCAAGTCCTGGAAGTGCGAGCAGATGCAATTACTCGGAGCCAAGATAGTGAAGACGTATACAGCCTCCGCTTTCCACGGGCTCTTCGATTCCGAGGTTTTACAGCAGGTGAAAAACTATAACATGGACAAAGAAGCTGTTAAAAATTTAATGTTCGGTGGCTTCTGCGAGTTGACTAGAGACAGTCGATTCTACCACCACAGTGCCGTAGGTCCGGAATATTGTTACTTTACTGATCGAGGTAAAATTGCCGTAACAGATTTTATGACTCAAATGGCAGTAAATATACACAAAGCTGAATTGGTTGATTTGGATAAGAGAGCCAAGGAGCTGGTCATCAACGGACTAAAAGGAGAAAGTGTTTAATCGTGTCTAAGCAAGATCAAATTTCATCAAGTGGAATTGTACAGGAAGTGTTGCCCAATGCTATGTTCAAAGTAAAATTAGAACAAGGCCATGTGATATTAGGGCATATCAGTGGTAAGATGCGCCAGAACAAGATACAGGTGTTGCTGGGCGACAAAGTTAGATGCGAATTAAGCCCATACGATCTTAGCAAAGGTCGTATAGTATTTCGTGAAAAGTAAATCATAAAAAAGCGCCTTCCGGCGCTTTTTTTTATGTCAAGTAGTTAGCCCAACTTGGATGTTGGAAATCCCATAACATTCTCTTACGCTTTTCAGCCAATTGAAAGTATGTAGGCTTGACAGGCATATGCTTGGGCACAATCTTTTTGTTGTTGCCTTTGTTGGCATTGCAAGGGCCGCAGGCGCAGACAGTGTTTTCAAACGTGGTCTTACCGCCGTGGCTTGTTGGCAAAATGTGGTCCAGTGTAGCAGTTTTACGGCTGACATCGTCACCACAGTATTGACAAGCATAGCCGTCGCGAAGAAATACGTTTTGTTTGGAAAACCGTATTCCAGTCTTTTTCTTTTGGTATTCTTTCAAGATCATAACAGCAGGCACCGGTGTGCTCCACTTTTCTGATCTAACAATCCAGTTGTCGTACCATTCTAGTACAATAGCCTTGTCAGAAACCATATATCTTATTGCTTCTTCCCAAGAAATTGTACTCAAAGGAAGCATGGATACTGGAGATGCGTCAGCGTTGAGGATTAAACAAGTCATTTTATTTCTTTCAATAGTTTTGGCTGTAACCCAGAAGTATTTATTATAGTTGAAACTGTCGCTTTTGTCAATTAGATTTTGGTATCGCTATCCGCCGGAGTGTTCCAAAACTTTCTATTTTCTACACCAGCTTTTTGAGCAAATTGTTTTGGATTACATCCAGAACAGACATGCTGATAATCGTTGCTGATACGTTTCCGATCCATTGATCCTTGCTCTCGCTCAAATACAGTATTGCAGGAATCGCATTTAAGAACCACTACAGTTCGATATCTAGTATATGCATGTGACTTTTTGTACTTGCTGGTACGAGTATATTCAATTTTAACTTTGAGTGTTTCTATCAACATCAACTATTTACATTCGGATTATAAAAGGTAAAACTAAATACCGTATCAAGGAAGCCTGAGGGCTATACATTATGACAATCCATTACGTAAACACAGGTTCTAGCCCAAATGCAGGCAACGGCGACAGCTTAAGAGTTGCTTTCAATAAAATCAATGCCAATTTTGGCGAACTAACCAATCAAATTTCTGGAATAGTTGTATCAACATCCACATTGGTAGCCGGTACATATACCCTTGCATTATCCACTTCTGGATCAGTTACACTAAATGGTGTGCCTTTTGTAAGTGGTGACGGATTAACTGGCCCAATATGGCAACTAACTAGCGGCTCATCGGTAGTAAGTCTTGCTTCTAATGGTTATATAACTTTAGCAAATGGCGCACAATTATACGATTATGGATCTACTTCTAGTAATGGTTATGGAATAACAGATAGTTTAGGTGGCACCTACATTGGTTACGACCCAGCTGATACGCTCGGTGCCCTACACATGGATTCGTACAATGGTAAAAATATCAGGATTCGTACAACTCCAGAAGGAACAAGTAACTATAAAGATTGGCTGTTTAGTGCAGGAGGTACACTGAGTGTACCTGGTTCTATTTTACCCAACGCAGATTTAGCCTACGACCTGGGATCGAGTTCTACACAATGGCGTAGTCTATGGGTAGGCACAAATACCATTTATATTAATCGTATTCCTTTGTCCATAACTCAAGGTGGCGATTTAACAATTAATGGAAATATTGTCGGTGCTAAGGGAGATCCTGGAGCCGATGGAGCACCTGGAGCCGATGGAGCACCTGGAGCCGATGGAGCACCTGGAGCCGATG